ATACATTCTTCAACTTTATCTCTTAGTCTGCCACCGTGACCCCAATCCCCATCGACCTGTACGTGTCTCCACATAGGTATTCTTGGTTTCAGGTATTTGAACTCTTTGGATAAATTCATATCGTCAATTGCAATCCAATTTGAAACTTTATTGACTTTGACCCATTGAGCAATTTGAAGTGCTCTTTCTTTCTCTGGTTGAGGACTCATTTTGTTAGTCAAATTTAGATGAGTTGTTAGGTCGATTACAGGTGCATATACACCGTATGAGACAAAAATGTCTTTAAGTTGTCGTATAGAATAGAATTGTTTCCAATCTGAACTGACGACTAAATCGGCATTTGTTCGCTCACAAATTTCCTGTAATGCCTCACAATCTTCCCGTACCCAAGGATAAGGAATTTGGAATTTGCGAGAATTAGCACATTCGATATTGAAATTTTGAGGTCCTAAATCCCACGTTCCCCAAGCCAAGGGTCCATCAACATCAATAAAAATGATTTTTCGTCTCATAACAAAATTGTTGTTGGAATAGGCGGGCTCGAACCGCCGACAACTACCGTATCAGAGTAGTACTCTACCAACTGAGCTATATTCCAATTTCGAGGTCGGTACAGGATTCGAACCTGTGTAGAAAGTTTTGCAGACTTCCACCTAAGCCACTCGGCCAACCGACCATATTTTATTTTTTACCAAAATGTTCGAGTTTTGCATCAGACCTATTCTTGATGATTTTTTTGTTGAACGTATATACAGGGTTTTGACAATATCTGATATCTGTGCAATAACATTTGTCCATTCCTAACATCATGTTGACATCATCTAAGGTCACCAATGGTGATAACTCATTCAACATCGCGTAGAGTGCTGCATGTTCCATCCAGATATAATTTGTAAACATACGGAAAAACTTTTTTGGTACGATGTTGAAAACATTACCGTTTACACGATTATGTTTTTGCCAAGGCCAAAATTCTGTCTTACCATCACTTAGGTATGCTTCCTTAAATTCAGTAAACATTTGCCAATCTGTCTCAGGCCATAACCAATTCATTTTATCATAGTCTACAGTCAGGTCATTGAGACTCTTGAGGAAAAAGGTGTCAGTTCTGATGATTGCATAGATATCATATTCGGGAATTTTATTTTTCAATTTCTTAAATCTCCCTCCACTACGAAAGTTACCTGGAGGAACATTGTATCTCCAAAAATAATAATTCTTCATTACCTCCTCATCATGTAGACTAACCTCATCGTAATCCAAGAAAATGGCATTGTAGAAACGAAAATATTCGGCATACTTATCGTGTTTGTTAGTCAATAATGCAAACTCCACATCATAACCTTGTTCTCTTAGTGGATTGAAAATATTCTCCTGATGATTTTCATAGTTTTCTTTCATATCCGTGGAATAGGTGTATGCACCATCATGAGAAAGTTCAAATTCGGAATATCCATTTCCGACATAAATCACTAAACATGTTTTTTTCATAATATTTGTTTTTTTGTGGTAATCGTTGGTTACGCTCCAACTCCTCAGGATTTTCAGTCCTACGCTTCTACTAAGTTAGCTTGATTACCGAATTATTGCTAAAATTTAAGATTTTGTAGCCCCGCACGGAGTCGAACCGAAATCTCCACCGTGAAAGGGTGGCGTCCTAACCATTAGACGACGGGGCCAAGAACTACAAATTTACAACCAATATTTCAAAGAACCAAATAAACTTCCTAAAAACAAAAAACCCCGAACCACTTACGTAGTCCGAGGTTGTATATATAACTCTTCAGGAGTTTACATGTTTACCGAACTACGCATAGGAGTTTTCCAACAAATCTCTTGTTGACTACTAAACTCTATATGGAAGTTCATTGTTTTCATTCAGTTATAAATATATTCAAAATATTGAAAGTGTCAAGTGTACCTCGGGCCGGAGTCGAACCGGCACGGACATTACTGTCCAAGAGATTTTAAGTCTCTCTTGTCTACCTATTTCAACACCGAGGTATTAGACAAAAATAATAAAAAAATTTTATTCAGAAAATTTTTCTTCGAAAATTGTTTTATTGATTTGCTCTTCAACATTTGCGGTGTGAAGTAACTCTATAGTTTTTGTATCGGAATCAAAGATAAACTGACCCTGAGAACCTTCATTTATTTCCCAACCTCCAAAATGATTTTCTAACTGACGATAACACCAATCTTCGACCTTGTCTGGAACACGAATATTATTACTGAAATTATCCTCTATATAACCACTGTCACCACTACCATTGTAATCAAGAGTGAATTCTTTATCTTTGACGCCATTATCATCAAAAACCTTTGAAATAGAATCAAAGAGTTCGTCTAGTTGTTCATCATCTTCGTAAGAAACACCTTCGGTTTCTGAAGTTTCATAGTAGGTATAAAAATCAGATATAGTAATCGTTGAATTTCTACAATCTATTTCAATCTCAAGTCTTCTATAATTTAATTCCTCATAAGGTTCTTCAATAAGATTTTTGGATTGTATAAAATCAAAAATTTTTTCAAAGATTTGTTGTAACTCTTCAGTAATATCTACTCTGTAGTTATTAGAAAAAGAGGTGAACTCCTCCCAATGAATATCATCAATTACATAATCATCAAATTCAATCTCAAGAAGTCCTTCACTCATACCTGAGGCTTTCAAGTATCTTGTATAACTTCGAAGATATTTTTTTTCTTCGGGAGATAGTACTGTGGGTAAAGATTGTTCTATTTTCATAAAAATAAATATGTTGGATTATTTCCAAGAATTCTTATCATATCCAAATAATTCAAAATCATTTCTAAAATTATCAAAAATGTAATTTGATAGACTTTCATCGTATTCTTTTTTCCAATAATCAAAATTATCTTCTCTGTATTGATTTGTTTTTATATTCTCAGAAAATATTTTTTTTAATTCCTTACTCATATTTTCCTGAATAAATTTTATTTTCAATAAATCTTCTTCAATATTTTCTACTCTTACAATATAATCAGGTTTTTTTTTGAATGATAAGATAAATTTAGAAATCCATAATTGATGTGGGTTTTGATTGTGTTTATTTAAATTTTTCAAATTTGTATGAATCCAATCATGAAAGGAAACGTTTGATAAATTTTTTTGTTCCTCAAACATTTTAAAAATGGACACCAATCTTTTATATGGGTTGTGAACGTTGGTTATTAAAACATAGTCATCCGAGTCTTTTGGAAAATTTTCATCGTGATATTTTGTACTATCAAAATTAAAATATTCCATAATTGGGACACAAGCTCGTGAAGCAGTACGAATCGGTGTGAACCATAAGATTTTATTTTTGTGAGAATAATTCAATCTTCAAATTCAAGTTTTACAGTTTTCATCATCCAAATCGGTCTTTTATTTTCACTCAGATTATTCACCCATTCTTTAGCTGAAGGTATGTAGTTATTACAATCTTCTTTCACATGTTGTTCACCGACATACCTTGTATACACAGTTTTACCATCACTGTTCTTGAATTCAGTTCCGAAACGTTGTTCCATCTCAAAAATTCCTTCAGAATGATGTCTGAACATTCTGTGGAGAGAATCACCAAACCAACCTTTTGTTTCATCTAACCACTCGTGTAGATGTATGTAATCTTCGGGTTTACCACCAAATTTTTTTGCGGAAGATTTGGCATGTAAGTTGGGATGTGCCATTTCAAGAAATTTTGAGCCAGAGACAGGAATCGAACCTGCGACCTACTGATTACAAATCAGTTGCTCTACCTGCTGAGCTACTCGGGCTTGTTGAGCGGAAGACCAGGCTCGAACTGGCCACCCCGACCTTGGCAAGGTCGTGCTCTACCGAATGAGCTACTTCCGCTGGAGTGCAGTGGGGTCTAGAACCCCTGAGGCCACTGCACGTTTTATCCCCTTTGCGTCCTCTCATGGTCTCGAACCATGGACCCTCTCGTTAACAGCGAGATGCTCTACCACTGAGCTAAGAAGACGTGGTTGGGAAGACAGGATTCGAACCTGCGACCCCTTGGTCCCAAACCAAGTGCGCTACCGGCCTGCGCTACTTCCCAAAGTCTCACAAAATTATAATAAAAAAAATTAAAAATTAAAATTATCAGAAAAATTTGATTACTCTATCTCCCAAAACTTCTTTCTTTTGTCAATATTTGATTGAAGTTTTACTAATTGTTGGTTGAATACTTTGATTTTATTATCAACAATTTTTTTCTTTGCTTCGAGATATTCCCAATAATCTTTACCTTCTTGTTTGAAACGAGCTCTATCAATTGCGCTTGTTTCATCTGAGAAAACTTTAGGTCTTCCTCTTCTTGGAGTTGAGATTTCAACTTCAGGTTGGTCAATCACTGATGGAGGAGTTACGGGTGGTAAATCTTTACTAATGTCTTGTACAGGTTCCTGAGGTGCGGGTTTAAGTCTTCTTATAACCTTTATACTCGGGTCGTTTAAGTCAATTTTTGGCTTGTTCTTTGAACCTAGTGGCCTACCTCTTTTTTTACCAATATTATCTTGTATTTCATCTTTTAGATAATTTGCAATTTTGGTTTTTACAATAGGAAATCTTTCCATTGCAGTTTTGATAAAATTTTGAGCATCTCTTGGACTCAAACTATTCAAGAAACTATCAATATAGTCTGTGGCTAAAACTAAATCATCACTTGATTTTGTGGCCTTTGTAGTATTTGTCGACAACCAACTTTGAAATTCCTGAAGCATTGGTAATGACTGAATTTTTACAGGATTATCTATTGTACTATCCAAAATCCAACTACCCATATTAGATGCAACCCAATTAAATTTCTCATCGGAATAGTATCTTGCCTCTGTGATATAATCTTGGAAATAATTTAGAAATCTCATAAAAAATTTATTTATAAATATAACAAAATTTGATATTTATTTATATAAATGAATTAAACGATGTGTCTTTTGGAAAACGACAACATTTATGAGAACATGGTGATTGGAAATCGAATTAAATTCCGAACCATAAACAAGTATTAAATCATTCTATATCTGAAGGGGTCAACATAAATGACCCCTTTGTTTTTTTAATAAAATAAACTATTTTTGTTTAAAATTTTTATTATGAGCCACGTCTTGGTTTTGAATTATGACTATACTCCCTTGAATGTAACAAGCGTCAAACGGGGGTTTGTTTTAGTTGACAAGGGTAAAGCTGAGATTGTAAAATCTGATGATAATCCTATTGTGACAGGCTACAAAACTTATGTCAGACCCGTAATCATACGTTTATTAAAATACATAAGACATTTCACTAGAGTTTTACGTGCAAATAGAAACAGAATTTATAAAAGAGATAACCATCAATGTGTTTATTGTGGTTCTTCGAGAAATTTGACATTAGACCACGTGATACCTAAATCAAGAGGTGGAAAGAATGAATGGACCAATTTGGTTACCTCATGTCAAAAATGTAATCTAAAGAAAGCAGATAAGACCCCTGAAGAAGCAAGAATGGTTATGAGACAAAAACCATTTGCGCCAACCCTTGTAAATGAAAATCATACTTTATCCAAAATTTGGAATGATTTCCAAAAATCATTTGTTTATTAAAATTTTATAATAGATTTATACTATGGATTTAAGCTTCAAACAATTATCAATTGCGTTTCTTGTTTTAAGTGTAGGGTTTCTACTCTCTCTTCTGAGGGTTCAAACTCTTACGAAAAAAAACGAAAACTTGAAAATCAAAATCAGTTCTATGGAAAAAAACATAGATAGTTTAGAAAATGAAATTTTTGTCAAAGAACTACAATTGTTCAGATACGAAAGAGCGGTTGAAATTTTTGAAGAAAGAAACCCGAATGCCACGTCACAATTAAATGACATAATCTCAGACGAAACAGAATAAAATGGAACAAGAATTAAAAAATGAGACTCCTGAAGAACAAACTTCAGAACCGACAACAGACCCATCACTTTTATTTGCTAAAGCATTATCTTTTATTTTAAAAAATGGTGAGGGTATAGTGGTTGATACTAATAATGAAGTAAACTTTTCCGAAGAAGTGAAAAAAGTAATTGTTTTCAAGTTTTCAGATAAAATTCACATTTACAAATGTGACGAAGACATTGCTGAAGGCACCGCAGTTCATTTACAACAAGAGGAGGAAAATTAAATATGAAAGTTTTAGGTTTTTCGAATGGCCACGACAAAGGAGCGGTCATAATTGAAGACGGAAGGATACTTGTGGGTATAACACAAGAAAGACTATCGAGAATCAAACACGATGGAGCTTATCAAGGTGGTAAAATCCCTTTTGAGTCAATAAACTATTGTCTGAATGCGATAGGTTGTTCGATTAGGGAGATTGATTATTTTGTATATAGTACTACGGAAAATATTGATGATGTAGAAGACCAATTCTTTTCTAAATTTTCACATATAAGTCGAGAAAAGATACAATTCATTCCACATCATTTAGCACACGCTTACTCAACATTTTTCAGTTCGGGATTTGACGAAGCGGCTGTTGTTGTTGCGGATGCTTCAGGTAGTATCATAACTTATAAAAATAAAACCCACGAATGGTATGACCCCAAAAAGTGGGACTTGAATCCAGATTTTGATTGGGCTGAAGGAATTTCAATTCTTCATTTAAAAAAGGACACTTATGAAGAACACTATAAAAGATGGGTAAAGTTTCCGGTTCCTTGGAATACTAATGAAGAAACTTCCTTGGGAACAATGTATTCTGAGGGAACTCTACAATTGGTATACGAACCCGCCAATCATACTTGGAGCGCCGGAAAACTGATGGGGTTGGCATCATACGGTGACCCAAAATTGGTTTCTGAAGCACCTGAGTTTGTGAAAGAAATTGACGGGGAAATATCTCTTTTAAATAACAGCATCTACCCAAAAGTTACTTGGGCGTCAGATTTCTTTTCAAGGTCGGTTGCTGCAGGAATATATCAAAGGGAACAAGAAAGAGCTTCACTAATTTTAGCGAAAATGGCAAAAAATATGACCAATTCAAAAAACATTTGTGTTGCTGGAGGTTCTTTCTTGAATTGTAATTCTAATGAACTAATTCTGAAATCAGGTTTGTATGAAAATTGTTTTTTCTTACCTCCTGCTGATGACAGTGGTATCCCATTGGGGTGCGCATGGTATGCACTTCAGAAAGTTACAGAAATCAAAAATACTTCAAAAATTTCTCCTTATTTTGGGAGACCATACCATAAAAATGAGATTATATCAGCACTGAACGAACACCCTGAATTAGATTTCATAGAATATAAAGATTTCAACGAATTAGTTGAGCAAGTAACCTATTGGTTGACACAAAACAGAGTTATTGGGTGGTTTCAGGACGGTTCTGAAATCGGACCTAGAGCGCTTGGTAATAGGTCAATTGTCGCATCCCCAATGACCAAATGGATGTGTGGTCACATAAATGCAGATATTAAAGGTAGAGAGTGGTACCGCCCTTTCGCACCCGCAGTCCTTTACGAATATCAGAATGAAATATTCGATATGGATTATTTTTCTCCTCACATGTTAGTGACTACAACTGTGAAAGAATCCTGGAGAGAAAGAATACCATCTGTAGTTCATATTGATAATTCTGCTAGAATTCAATCTGTAACAGAAAAAAATAATTATAAATTTTATACGCTTATTAAAAGTTTTTATGAGAAAACTCAGGTTCCTGTTCTTTTGAATACAAGTTTCAACGGGCCGAGTGAGCCAATTGTCGAAACCCCAACAGACGCAATCAAAACTTTTATTACCCGAAATTTAAATTATTTGGTTCTCAATAATTTTTTAATTTGGAAAAACTAAAATGAGTAGAATTTATGGTATGTTCACAGGCTCACACAGCCCGTGTATAGCTTACTTGGAAGATGGAGAAATAATTTTTTCTATAGAAGAAGAACGTTTGACTAGAATAAAGGCGGGTGATAATTACGACATTCAGGCCGAAATGTGTTTGAACAGGGCAGAGCTTGAAACCAACGTGAAATTTCATGAAGCGGATTATAGGGTTATTGCTCAGCCTGTACCCGACGAATTTTTGAGAAGAATTTCCAAAGGTAAACCTTATGAAAGGGTAAGTCATCACACCGCCCACGCTTACGGTGCATATTTTACAAGTGGATTTGAAGGTAAAACGATAACCATAACATATGATGGCGGTGGTCAAGAATCAGTAATGAAAATTTTCCTTTGTGAAAATGGAAAAATGACCTTAGTGAAAAATATGCCATATGCTGGTTTTGCCAGCTTATCCCATTTGTGGGGTTTTAGTACGTCTAGTATGAGAGGTTATGATGAACATAATGAGGGAAAATGGAAAATGTGTAAAGATGAGGGAAAACTTATGGGAATGGCGCCCGATGGATTTTATGATGAAAAAATATATAAAATCTTGAATTCATTAGTAAATTATGAAAATTTGAGATTTTTCCCCTCGGGTACCGCACCAAAAACACAGTTTATTTGTGATATGATGTTTGAAGATGGTTTTTTCGAAAGTCAAATAAACAAAGAAATGTTTTGTTTCAATTTACAAAAATTGACAAATGATTTGATGTTGAGATTTATAAATGATTTACACAAGTTATATCCAGAATATACAAAACTATGTTTCGCCGGAGGTCTTTTTGCAAACGTTAAACTAAATCAACACATAAACGAACTACCTTGGGTTGAGGAAGTTTACATTTTACCTCCGATGGGTGACGAGGGATTAGCTCTCGGTGCCGCAATTTTTAAATCTGTAGAATTAGGTGAATGGACTAAACCAAAACGTTTAAAAAATGTTTTTCTCGGTTCGAAGTATTCTGAAGAAAAAATTCAAAGGGCTTCAACTTCATTCAATTTTAAGAGAAGAGAGTATGATGTAAAAGAAATGGCAAGAAAAATTGCTGATGGTAATATAGTTGGATGGTTTCAGGGTGGGTCTGAATTGGGTCCAAGGGCTTTGGGTGCTCGAAGTATTTTAGTAAAACCCACAGATAAAGAAACACATAAAATTTTGAACGGGAGACTTAAAAGATATGATACTATGCCATTTGCACCTATCGTCATGTCCGAACACTTTGATGAAATTTTCACTTGTTCTAAGTCAAAATATACTGCACAATTTATGACTATGTGTTATTCCACAAAAGAGGAGTGGATAGATAAAATTCCTGCAGTAATTCAAAAGTCAGATAAAACCGCAAGACCTCAAGTTGTTGTAAAAGAATCAAATCCTAAATTTTGGGAGATTTTAAACGAGTATTACTTGATAACAGGTATTCCTGTACTTCTGAACACTTCATTTAACTCCCACAATGAACCAATTATTGAACATCCTCGCCAAGCATTTGAAACTTTATATAAAAAAATAATTGATGAACTCATATTAGAAGATTATGTATATTACTCTGAATAGTGAACAAATTGTTTTTAATACAAACCCTAGCGTACATGTTAGAGTCGCGGGTCCTGACAAATTATATTATGTTGAATTGAGAGAATATAAGAAGAACGAGGACCAATCTCTTTATATCGAGGGATACAAAATATCTTCAGGTTCATACCCAAGATGGAGAGTAGATTTCACTTGTCCAATAGAATTCTATTACGATTTTGAGATACAAATTTCCAAGTATGTCCCAAATTATGGAATGTCCAAAATTTTTGTACACAGATTTAATGACTATGGTAAACATGTGTTATTTAATTTAGTCACTGAAGATAAGGAAGAGGCATTTTTGTGGACGGAAAGAGTAAAAGTATATCAAAAAATACATGGGTGTAAAATAGTCCTAAATTCTAAATTCGACGAGATAAATAAAATGTTCGGAGATTATTATTCCACTTTCGGAATAGATTTTTACAAAACTTATAACATAGGAAGGTTTCCCAAAACCTCAACCGATTTTAGAACTTTGGACCATAGAATGGAGGGAGTAATTTGGTATGGAAATTGGAAAACCTTTTGGTCATATCAACACCCAAGACCTTGGAAAACTTTGTCAAGTCAAGAAATTGTCGATGACATTTTGGGGTTGTAACTTTTTTTTGTTATTTTTGTTTCAAATTTAATACATATGAATTTGACGAACGATTTTACAAATTATTACACAAAACATTTAGGAAAGGGTTCCTTGGATTTACATTATTTTGGTCAACAAATTGAATCCTCTATGACCCCTTACATTCTTGAAGAAAGAGAAATGAGGGCAACTCAAATTGATATTTTTTCGAGGTTGATGAGAGATAGAATCATTTGGGTTGCAGGTCCCGTAGATGACCGAATGTCCACCATAGTTCAAGCTCAACTTATGTTTTTGGATAACTCAGATAAGACTGATATTACCATGCATATCGATTCGCCTGGTGGTTCAGTAAAGAGTGGTTTATCTATGGTTGACGTTATGCAGTACATTACCTGTGATATTAGAACTGTAAACACAGGAATGGCAGCTTCCATGGGTTCAGTCCTCTTAGGTGCTGGAACCAAAGGAAAAAGAGCATCTTTACGTTTTTCTAAAACTATGTTACATCAAACATCTGGTGGTGCTGGTGGTAATATTCAAGATGCAAGAATCAATTTTATAGAATGGGAAAAAACCAACAAAATTTTATTCCAACTACTTGGAGAATTTTGTGGAAAAACTTCCGAGCAAGTTACTGAAGACTCTCAACGTGACTTTTGGCTGTCGGCCGATGAAGCTGTTGAATATGGTATCATCGATGAAGTAGTGAAAACAAAAAAGAAGGGTTAAACCCTTCTTTTTTTTGATTTGGAACACCCCCTTTTTGTTTTCCTACCATTTATACTGGTCATCAGAGTGCTGACATTCTGACAACCAAATTTTTTGCATTTTCTGTGAATTTATCGTATAACTCACAAACCGAACTTTCTAATTTAGAATTCAGATTTTCTAAAAAACTTGAATTTTTTAGTGTGTCCATAAGACTTGTATTGACCACATCACTTTGGATTATATTTTCAGTGTTCATTTTTTTGGTAAGTTCTTCTGAAATTGCTGCCGATATAAAATTTGTCAGAGATTTACAATCTCCCATAGATGGTATAATTTCTGTTCCTTTCGATTGAATATTCGTCAGAACTTTGCCCTTCAAATCTTCGTCTAAACCAATTTTTGTCAATAATGAAATTAGAAGGGGTTCAGATATTGCACCAATCATATCTTCCATACTCTTACCGTATAAATTTTGAAATATATCGGTTAGATTTTCTTTTATAAGACCAATCTCTAATAACTCAGAGGATTCTTTCAAGAATCTAAAACCAAATTTAATTTTTCTAACTCTACTCATATTTTCAAAATCATCCATGTTTTCCGAGACAATTTTCAATCTACTTTCACATATCTTTTCAAGGATAAGTCTATTTTCTTTTAATACTTTAGTTTCATTCAAAACCTCCTTCACCAACGAATTCAAATTTCTATTTTCAATGAGTGGTAAATTCACAATCTTGTATTTTCCTTTATCCTTATCTCTTTGAGCATAGTTAGCTATCGTTTGTAACATCGTATTTATCTCTTGTTTGTTTTTCCTATTTAATTTTTTCATGTTCTCCTGTCTAGCACACTTGGACACACTATTTTTCACGACTTCATGGAATTGACCTAAATCAGCTTGTGGAGCATTTTTGGAATATTTAAAAAATAATTTTATTGCTGAAACACAATCTTTCACTTCAATTTCTTTCAAAGGGTTAGCCTTTGCGGCTTTCAAAGCATCTTTCAAAGTCGTTAGTTCAGGGTCATTGTTATTTTCCTCTTCCTTAGGGGGTTCTTTTTTTTCTTCGGGTTTTTTCGATAACTCAGTTTGTAAAGGTCTACAAGTCCAAATGTTAAATTCTTTGGGGTCTAAAGTTTTAACTATTTTTCCTAATTGTTGTAATCCTTTAGCATCTTTTTGGTTCACGTCAGGTTCAAAAGTCACTTGAAAATCCGCTTGAGACTCATTCCCTTTAGCAAATAAAATAACGTTACCGTCTTTTTCTTGTGGTGTTTCTGGATTTATTGTTATACCCAATCTATCAAAACAACCTAACTCAATCGCTCTTGTTAAATTTGTTTTTTTGGTTTGTTTCTCGTCTTGTTCTTGTATAATTCTACGTTTCATAATTAAAATTTTGTTTTTTCGTCAGCAAATTTTGGTTTTGGAGGTTCTGGCGCTGGAGCAGGTTTAGGTTCAGGTTTAGGTGCGGGCTTCGGTGGTTCAGGTTCAGGTCCTGGTCTATTTTTATTTTGTGATAAAAGAAGTTCATATGTTTTTTTATCTATGGTACCACTTAAAGTTCTGTTTAACGAATATAATCCGTTTGTACTTTGATAAATTTTGATTGCCTTTTCCATATAAGGTCCGAAAAATTCATCGGTAACTTCAGGTTGTTTATTTCCTCTTAGCACATCAAAAAGGTATGATTGAAATACAGGCATTTTTTGTATACTTGCAATAATCGGACCTTTCATACATTTTTTTATTTGTTTTCTTCCACTCAAAATATCTTTCTCATTTGGTTCAGTTACAAACGAACGACAATTTTTTATCTTTGATTGATTTTCTCCTCCGTCTGAACCATCATCTTGATTATTATCTTCATTTTCATCACCAGATATTCGAGCCCTAACAGGAAATTTTTCAACTTTACCATCATCCCATGTAATTTTAAATCCTTTATTATTTTCAGTACATTCCCATTTACCTGTTTTTATTGTTTTCATGGAATCTGAAGTCTTCCATTCAGCTTTATAGTTCTTGTACAAATAAAAATCAGTTTCTTCACCCTCATAAATGGTATCTACAGGAAAATATTTATAATCACCTTTTAGACTTGTTCCCATCATTATTGCACCCGAATTATCAAGAGCGGTTTTCACACAATTCCAAACTGCGGAGTCCTCTGCTGCAGGGTTGACGGATTCATCAGTTTTTGTAACAGTTATTTCACTACCTTGACCGACTGGAGGTGGTGCCATAAGACGAACTACGTTTGCACCTTCCAAAGTTGTAAGAACACTAGCGTTCGGTGTAGATAAATTTATAATAGCTTGAGGTGGGTCCTCAGTAAAATCAAAAGTAACATCGATTCCAAAAGTTTGATTCCAAAAAACATCTTCAGTGTTGGTTGATTTGGTAAGTACGTATTGACCACCACCCATTGTCATTTTCAACTGATTTCTAAATTGTTTGAATTTGACTTTGAAATCCTGAATAATTCCAAATCCTTTTTTAACATACACACCTACATATTTGTCGTCGATTGGTGGTTGTACAGAAGCCTTACATCTTATGAAGATTTTAGTTCCTTTTTTACACGGAGCACAACCACTTCTTACAGGCGGTCTTCCTGACCCTGCCCATTCTTCATCGGTGAAATCGGTAGGAGGGTCAACGGGGTCACACGGAGGATAAACTATTTGTTCGACTATTAGTTTTTTTATATTAGTTTGCATAATCTTGTGTAAACGTTCCTTCAAAAAATCTGAATTTAGGGTTGTCGTAAATATCGACCGGTTTTGTTTTATCGATTAAATAATATTTTCCAACATTATCTGTCATTTCCGCAGCATTAGTCAAAGAAGACATTGTCATAGTATTAGGTGGAGTTGTTAGAAACTTTTTAAAATCTACTAAATTTTCTTTAAGGTTTCCTGACATATATCTGAGCTCAGGATTTTCTTTTTCCTGTTTTCTAATTAGTTCGGCCGTTGCAGCATCTAATTCTTTTTCATTGTCCACCGGTAAACCTAGACTTCTAAGTTGTTTTTCCATATCCTCTCTTATGGGCTCGAAAGGTTCCAATGCCTCATCTTTCCAACGCTCAAATGGAATAACACTTTCCCCTTCACTTACAGACTTTTTAAGTGCACTGTATAACTCATCAATCCTTGTGGCCGGATTTAATAAAAGGTTCCACAACCCTTCTGGTATACCCTCTCCAAAACCTTCTTTTACGTCCCTAATGTAAGCTCTAAAAGGATAATTAGCTTTTACATTTTCAATCATACCATCCCATGTTGTTCTTTTTATTTCCGCAAATCTTTTGTTACATTCTGAGGGTGGGATAGGTTTACCATTCTCTTCTATGAGACCGACCTTACACAATTGCCTGTATCTTTCTAATTCTTTGTTAAAATCATCTATAACAAAATAGTTTTGATAAATTGTTGCAAAATAGTTTTTTATCAAATTTTCTACTACAGGGACCCAAATCAAATAAATGAAGGCAAATTCTATTATTGTACCAGCTTTTGTAGTCCTCATACCTAATTCCATCATTTCGGCTTTGGTGAGGGGAGTTTTATAGAGAATTTCATTTTTTAATCTAGGAATGAATTCAAAGAAATCTTGTTCTTTAAAAGATTTCATAATTCCACCTCGAGCTTTAGCATTTTTAATCGCTTGTAGGGTTGCACCAACAGCTGGAATTTTTTTCACATGAGCCTTGAGATAAGTCATGAAAATATAATCCATTTTTTTTGTCAAATATTCTGGCGGTGTCTCCAAGACCTTTTTAACTCCCGGGTTGTTTAAAAATACCTCCAATTCTTTCTTTGGAATTGCTGAATTCGTTACAAACCAATCTTGAATCATTTGTTTATATTGTTGTTCCATCATGCTCTTTCGTCCTCGTGATATTATTGCCCACATATTGTCCAAATTTTCCAATACATCAAAACTCATTTCCTCTCCTTGTGGGTCTAAGGTTTGTTGCTTCCTCATAATTTCAGCAACTTGACCTTCAAGGTCGTCTACAATACTAGGAACTTCTATTTTCCATTTTTTTAACAATTTATTTGGTAATATTTCTGTTGCCCATGGTACAAATTTATACCAAAGGTTTTTGAAATAATATGGTAACAGGGCATTACCAAGCGATTTGAGTTGTGCACCCGTTCCTGTTGTCCACCATGAGTTTGAAGCGGCACTAATTTTTCTACCAGCCACTTCTATTTCAGGTACATACTTTTTCAACTGTTGTACTAAATAATTTTCAATCAACTCAATAGAGCCGTCATCTATATTCAAAGGACGACGACCACCACTAGCAGTACCATCAGGAACTGTAAGAGTAGATAATTTATTTTTAATCCATTCTTCGGGAGTGTAATTTTCTGCGTTAGTGTCGATATAGTCTTGTGCGAATTCTTTCATCAATTGTGAAACAGTCTTCCCCTGACTTTTTGCTATATCTTGAATCGTTTTTTCTGCTAACGCTTGTAATTCTTCATTACTTTGTACTATTTGTTTCAGAGTCAATCTTAAACCATCATCTGTAATGTCGGCAAATCTGAAATTTGGTTTGGAAACCAAACTTTTCAATTCTTGAAATTCAGCATTCGCCAATTTTTTTAACGGTTTACCATTATGTGTAAGCTGATATATTGCACCCTTTTCCAAAGGCTCCGCGTTGGTAAAAATACTTTTTAAAGCGGTAAGTAACGGTTTGGGCTGTTCTAAAAGTATAGGTAAATTATTTTCTACCCCCATTATTTCTTGGATTCTTTTGAGCTCAGTTATTACTAATTTATCTTTACGTGTCATTTTTTCTTTATTTTATAATATAAGTCACCATTTATAAATAGTGTCATGTCCACCTGTGATTCATCGTCCCATTCGTCCGCCATAACCCAACCTTCTTTTTTCAAAACCTCTAGTTCAGACTTCGACAATTTGATTTCTTGGTCTAATGTCATGAAATCTTCATACTTATACCCGTTTTTTTCAAAAATTTCTCTGACTTTGTTTTTGACAAAAAGTAAGTTGAGAGCTTCAGGTAAATTTTTCTTTGCGTTTGCGTTAATTTCTTGTTCGGTTCCTTTCCATTGCGGGTCGTTGATTACTTGTGATATATTTTCAGGTTTGTTAAAGAAATTCACCACCATTTCTTGTTTCAATTCCTCAGGAATGAATTCCCAAATTCCATCTAATTTATCTTTTTCTTCATCAGTAAGTTTTTCACTATCTACTGTGTTCAACTGAGACCCCCATTTATAATTCACCCCCGCAGCGGCAATAAAAGCGGTCGCTGCAGGTAAAAACATAGTTTTATACCAAATTCTGTCCCTTACAGGGATTTCCTTTATCAATTTTGGATATCTAACAAACATGTCGGCAAACTTGGCGTTTATTGCTTTGACAATATCTTTACCTCCACCACTTCCTTTTTTTATAAGTTCTTTGAATAAAACTTGGTCATTTCTAAAAAGATTATTTAAAACTTTTTGAGCTTCGGGGGATAAACTTTTCGTAAAATTTTTATATTGAGCGACTGAAGATTGAGCGGTTAAACCAGACCTAGCAAATTTTGTCTCTAACTCCTTTGCAATTTTTGGTGTGACCCCTTTTAATCCCTTGAAAAAATATAATCCAGGCAAAACAGCGAAAAACGCGGCCAATACGGCATCAACTTCTTCTCCTTTCTCAAAATTTCTCGTGGTATAAGCAGCACCTACACCGAGGGAAACAATCAAATCAATCCAAATAGAAGCTGCACAACCATTACACGCAGCGGTGGCCACTACGGCAACCAAGAATTGTGCAAAATAAATTGCTCCCTCCCATTCATCTAAAATTTTTTCTGTTTCAGTTCTTGTATCTCTTTTTTCAGCATAAACAAAGGGCTGATTCTGTTCGTCGAAAAACCCTTTGAAACCGATAAAACTCGGCAGGTCTTTCTCAAGAAGTACACTATAACAAACGTAAGGTAAATAAGTTTTTTCAACTATATCCCCATCTTTGGTTACACTTTTAAGTTTGAATTGTTTAACCGAATTGGGAGGTATGATTTTTTGGAACTTTTCTATCAGGGTGTCCCTATTTATTTTGTTTTTTGATTCAGGTGATAATTCATCTAAATACAAATCAACAGAACTCGCATAATCTTCATAAGTGGTAAAAAAAGAAATGTTTTTACTCGAATCGGGTAGTAAAATCCAAGTAGCTTGATTATCTACGTCCTTGTCTATATCACAATTTATAGACGGTCTCTGATAAGCACAGAAATTTTTAGGTATGGCATCAAGACCTTTCAAACCGTACTTATTAGTACCCGGTAGAACAGCCTTATCAGGGAAGGCACAATCCTGAGGATAAACTTTTTTTACATCATTCACATCATTTGTCATAAATGGGGTAGGTGCACCAGGGGTACCCGCCCAAGCACCTCCAGCTTGCTCACTCAAAAATTTCAAATTTTCTGCCAAGGTTTTTTTTGAATCATAATTCATCCTCAGAAGAATTGATTTCAAACTATCTTTAGGAGAAATATTTTTGTTTTTCATGCGGTTCCCAATTTATTTGCAACCCCCCTGGCAGGTCCTCCATGAATTTGAGCCCAAAACTGACCTTTCTTAGGTAAACTATTTGCAACCCCCCTTTTTGGACCACCAACAGTGTCTGCCCATTTGGAAGGATTATTACCTTTTCCACCACCAGCACCTCCCGCTCCACCACCAGCTTCTTGTTCACCCATCTCTCGTTTTGAGGAATTTACTGTGTGTTTTTCGAAAAATTTTATCAGGTTTTCTACGTCTAAATTCATTAAAATAAATACTTTGATTTCATCAAATTTGATTTCTATATTTATAGGATGATTTTGAGAATACTAATACTATTTTTTTTAGTAAGTTTCACTTCCTGTGAGAAGTATGTAACAAATATTAGTACACTTACTCTAAGTGGTAAATACGTTGTGTCAAAACTTACCGTAATTCAAACCTCCCAACCAAACACCAAAGACACCACCTATCTTTCCGGCCAACTTTTCCACAATACAAGTTTACCAGACCCATTTGATTCAATTATAATAGATAATTTTTATTTACATTTTGATTACGCAAGTATTAAAATGGTATGGCATAATAGAATACAAAATGGACAAAGAGACAGATGGGAATATGGGGAACAACCCGAAGAAATTTTTTATTCAAGGGTGCCTTGGAGTTACGATGCCTACACACTTGGAAAAATCCAATTTGATTATAAACCAAAAGATAGAGGTACTTACCACAGAATTTTATTCCAAGTGGATAGTGATTTGTTTGAAACCTTACAGTTATCAGGTTTAGATTTTGCCCCAAATGGGAAAGATGGTCCGCATTATAGACTTATAATTTCTTTAAACAGAGTAGGACCTTAGTAGAAATCTGCCTTAGGTAAATCTTGTGGATTTATTGTATAGTATTCGTTCAAAAATATAACAAGTTGGTCCTCATCTAGTTCAATTTTTTCGGATTCTCCTTCTTCCAAGTCTTCAAATTCATCATCGAAAAAATCAAAAGACTCAGTAACTAAATCAAATCCATAATCTTGCACGAAAGTGTAGTCAATATTATCGGTTCTTAGAACATCCTCATTATCCTCAATTGTTCTGAAAGATACTTCTAAAATATTTGCATCTGTATTCAAAAAATATGATACTATCTCTTTGATTTCCATATACCAACTAATTTATATACAAATATTTAAAAAGATAGTAAAAATCATATCCCACAAAAAAAATAATATTTTTTTTTCTCGAGTTTCTACCTATATTTTATTTAACAAATTTTATCAAATGAGATTTAATTCACTAACAATAGATAACTTCTATGAAAATCCTCAAGAAGTTCGTGACTTCGCACTAAAACAAGAATTCAAGGTTAGAGGAAATTATCCCGGTCAAAGAACAATTTCTTTTCTGAATGAACCTTTAAAAAATAAGTTCAGAGAGATTCTTTCTCCTTTTGCAGGTGATATTGTATGGTGGGGAGGTGAATATACCGGTTCATTCCAATATACAGTTGCTGCTGACCGTTCATGGATTCATGCTGATTCAACAACAGATTGGGCAGCACTTATATATTTGACACCTGACGCTCCTCTTAGTTCAGGAACAGGTATTTTCAGACACAAAGCCACAGGTTGGCAACATTTCGACTATAAAAGAGAGAATGAACCTGGTTATAAAGAGACCGCTCCTCCGGGCTCAGATTGTCAAGATTATACAAAATGGGAAATGGTTGACAGAATAGGTAATGTTTTCAATAGATGTGTAATGTACAGAGCCGACAATTACCACGTCTCTTTGGATTATTTCGGTAAAGACATGTATGATGGTAGATTATTCCAAGTGTTTTTCTTTAACACCGAACGTTAGTCTAATTTCAACTCCAAGTCCAAGACATACTTCAAATCTAAATCTGCAATAACTTGAATGAAACCCTCAGGGCAATAACAATAGTTTAAAGTACAACTCACTCGATTGTAATGGTTAAACGAAGAAAAAATGGGTGAATAAAATTGTCTACGATAAACATACTCAACGGGGTCAAAAATAGGTCGATAAAGTTTGTCCCCGTGTATATTTGTATCCATTAAAAAATCAATACTCTCTTCAGTGTACGATTCAAAGTAGGGTAAATCTAACTTATCGACGAATGGAATCATAGGGTTTGGATGTCCTGAATGATTTGTTTCGTCAAAATAAGAATAATACGCTAGTCTTGTTTTGTTCTGTTTTTTTTGGACAAAATGCCACAAATAATGTTTGTGCTCTTTAGCTATTGTGGAAAAATCCTTTACGGTTACTTTTTCTCTTATCATTCTATCTGAAATTTGCACCACACAACCATGTAACCAAGGAACGTCTGGTACCAGAGGTTAAAGGTTTTACCCTGTGTAAAAGAAATGAAGGAAAGAAACAAATCAAACCTAATTTTTTCGGTACTGTCAATAAATTTCCGCCCGGGTTCATTTCCAATTCACCACCTTCATATTCGCTTGGGTCTGATAGTTGAAGCACCACAGAAAGTTTTCTGTTAGAAATACCTGGGCCTAAGTCTGCATGCCAATCATAATGTCCACCATCACCATAATAAATTGTATACTGTAAACTATCATGATAACCCCAAATATCGAAATTCCACATTTCTCTGTTTGCAATTTTAGCTAAATCAGAGATTTTTTTATAAATCCAACTTGTTTCTGAATTATCTCCGAGCCAAGATATATCGCTAATTCTATATTCGTTTACTATATTCTTATCGTCAGATACGGTTGTACCTTTTTCTTTGGGAGCGTTATCTCCAATTTTTCTTATTTCAATTATTTCTTCAGGAGTAAATCCGTCTGTGAAATAATAGTAATTCAAATGATTGGTATTATTTCTTTGGTCGGCTAAAAAATAGTTTGATGACATTTTTATAAATTTTTGTATATTAAAAATAGATACTTTTATCAATAAACTCAATCTAATATTTTTTTATATTGAAAAAAAAATCAATTATTGACTGTTGTTTCATATACGATGAAATTGACATGCTTAGATTCAGATTTTCGGAGTTATACGATTTTGTAGACTATTTCATAGTAGTTGAATCTAACCGTGATTTTGAAGGAGAAAAAAAAGATTTCAACTATCAGACGAAACAAATTTTTTTTCAAAATTGGTCAGACAAAATTATTTATTTGAAGTGTGACATTGAATCTCATCACAAAAATACTGATATTGAATTTCAAATTCCGAAAATTCAATCAGTAATTTCCAATCAATTGAAAAGTATGAATTTAGACTATGAGGATTATATCCTTTTCTCTGAAGTGGATGAATTACCTCCTAAGTTTAATTTGAACGATTTTGATAAAATTTTAACTTTTGAACCAATTGCATTTTTACAGAAAAACTTCATTTGTTCTACTGAGTATGTAAACAATGAAAACCATTTGGGAACATTTTGTTTCACCTTTTCACAATTACTTAGAGACGATAAGATTATAGAAAATCTTTATTTCAACAAAAACGTAGTTTACTCTATACATTATAGAATAATTGAAGGGGGATTTCATTTTTCAAAATTCGGTGACGAAAAATCAATTATTAAAAAAACTAAGTTGATTGAAAAAAAGGAAATAACCTTGGAGGATATAAATAATTTCAGAAAAACTTTGAGGTATTGGGATGATACTCATCCCTTTTTTAAAAACTACGAGGGCACATTACCTAAGAACATAATGATGATTCAAAATAATTTTTTTGAACCAATTGAATCAAAAAAAAATTTAGTCATATTAAATTACAATCAGAATTTTTTAGATGTGTCGAATTTTTCGGAATATGACTTGGTTCTGAACTTTAATTTTACCAAATCTTATGATTACCCTCATAAAGTTATTTTACCAAATAACCTAACTAATTTTAACATTTATATACCTGAAAAGAAATTTTACGAGTCATTGAAATTTGAATTAGAATTCGGACTGAATGAAATAAAAAATATTCTAACGAAATTAAATTGCCTAAATCAAGATATTTTCGAATTTTGTATTTTTGATGAAATTCTTCACAAAGATACATCAACCAAACTCACTTGGTTTGATATAAAAAATAATCGAATTTATGACTTATTAAAAAACCCCTCATAAGAGGGGTTTATTTATCAATTAAATTTTTTCATTCGTTCCATCATCTCGTTGATTTTGTTCTTCTGAACCACAATGTTTTCAACGATATCTTCACTCAGATTTGAAAATTCATCCTCACCTGTCATAGATGTTATATCTTCCCAAGAGGCTTCTCTGTCTATTTTATCAGGGTCTAACTCATTTGGTTCTAAATCCCAATAAGCATCTTCATTCTCTCCTTCATACCCACCGAGCTGTTCACCACCCCAACTATGAGTTTGATATGGACCCGCTTTACCTGGACCTGTGCTAACAAACGCATATGGTTTTTTTGCTGAAGTTTGTGATGCTTGAGCCCCTGAAATATCAACTTCTTCAAGTTCTTCATCCCAAGCAGAGGACATATCCTCATACACAGGGTAAACATCCCCACCATTTTCGTTACCTCCACCTGATACAAATTTATATGGTTTTTTTACGTCTTTCTCATCTAAATCCATATCATCAGCCGGAATTGTGAATGTATCATCAACGGGTCCTTCTGAATCGAAATTGAAAGCTGGGTCCACGTTACTCAAATCCATATCGGGAGCATTTCCACCTCCCGTGAAACCACCTTCTTTAAGTCCAATTGCAGCCGATTTTATACTAGATATTGGTTTTTGTCTCAAAGTCCCTCCGTCACCAACAGGTCCGCCTGATTTAAAATTATAAGGTTCTTCTATTTCATCGTAGTGTTTTCCCATAGGAGCATTAGAGGTTGCATTTTCCTTACTCATGATTTTTTTCATGTGATGGTCTTTCTCAAATGAATTGTCGTAGTTATCACCACCTTCCACATAATCAAACTCCCCTTTTAAGTCTAAATCTTTTACACTATAGATGTCACTGAGTTTACCCTTACCTTCACCAATATTTTTCTTCTTCAAATAATAATCCAATTCATCAGCCCTTCTCTTGAATGCATTTAGGACCCTCATTTTATAAATTTCGTGCATTTCGGGGTTCATGTCCTCCAAGGTTCTAAACATTCTCATCGCAGAATCCAAATGTTGTTCATTTCTTGCGTCTTGTATTAGCCTGATTATTTTTTCAATTGCTTCAGGTTCGTAAGGTCTCCTATCTTTAACCTCTCTTTTTTTGAAAACCTTTTTAATGTCTGGTATATCAAAAATTCCTTCATTAGTTTCTTCTTTTTCTTTTTTTCTACCGTCTATTTCATCTTCCAAATCCATTAAAAAGTCTCCGAATTTTTTCAAAGCCCTTTCCAACTTTGTATCTTCATCACTCTCCATCCATTTTTCAAATCTAGATTTTTTTCTTTCCTTTGTATCAGTTTCCTCTTCCATTTCACCTTCCAATTTATGTCCACATTCAGGACATTCACCCCCTTCTAAAAATCCTCCACAATTGTCACAAATCCCTTTAACAACTATTTGATTTTCATCGATTTCTTCCATTCTGTAACCACACTCTGAACATTCTCCTTCTCTCATTTCTGAACCACATTCGGAACACATAGTCTTTTCTTCAGTCATATGTTGGTCAAACTGCTCATAAATCTTATTAGTGTATCCAACAAGTTTACCATCATTTGTCAAAGTAGCACCCAACTTATCTTTTGCAAAATCTTGAACATAAAGTGGTTGTTCATTCGATACTTTGGGTTGCATCGTTTGATAACCATTATAGAGCTCTTTATGTTTTGATAAAATATTTTCTTTTTCTTCGTTAGAAACTTGTTGTAAAAACCAAGGATTCATAATTTTTTCTTTATAAATATCTTTGAAAATATCTTTTTTTATATTTGACTAGAAATAAAAATTGTTGTAATTTTGTTTTTGGAAACAAGTGTGATTCAAATTTCTGTTAGTAACTTGGTAATTTGCTTGTAGCCTTATTTAAATCCGCTTGTTTCCATTTTTAAAACATAATCAAATGCTTACATTATTATTTAACACAACAACCAAAACCGTACAGGTTACCGAAAACACAAAAATCATTTTTTCCTGTTCTAATGTTCCAACTGTCAAAGTGAAAGAAGAGGGGTTCTACGAGGTAATGAAAGAAACCACAAATGAAGAATCAAGTAGACTACCTGTTGCAAGATTTCCTATCCAAAATACAATCATGTTGATTGAAAAATGAATTTGTTTTTTTTATGAAAAATGATGAACTAATTGAAAGCTTACTCAAAGAAGCCGAAAAACTAAAGGTTAAAGACCACGTTCTACATTCCGTTGAAAATCTCATGAGATTAAATCCTCAGATGGATAAATTGAATGCTGTTCAACTCGCTTTAAATAACGCAAAACTACATTCAGGATTTTTTACTAAGAGAAACTATGAATAATTTAGATGCAAGATATCAAGCACTACTTGAAGACATTCTTCATTGGGGTGTGGAAAAAAAAGATAGAACAGGAACAGGCACGTTATCAGTTTTTGGACGACAAATCCGTCACAATATGAGTGAAGGATTTCCTTTACTGACGACGAAAAAGATGGCTTGGAAGACTATGGTCACTGAACTATTGTGGTTTTTAAGAGGTGATACTAATATAAAATTCTTAGTTGATAATGGATGTCATATTTGGGATGGTGATGCTTACAAAAATTATCAAAAAGTATTCATGGGTCATGAGGATATTCCATCAAAAGAATGGTTCATTGATGAAATCAAAAAAAATTCTGATTTTGCCAAAAAGTTTGGTGAGTTAGGTCCAATTTATGGTAAACAATGGAGATGTTGGCAAGGTTGGATGGATTTGAATGATGGAGATAGAAGAGGTTCAATTTGGTATGACCAAATCTCGAGATTGATTTACCAACTTAGGAATGAACCTGATAGCCGAAGACTCATGGTAAATGCATGGAATGTTGCTGAACTTGATGAAATGGTTTTACCCCCTTGTCACTATGGGTTTCAAGTTTATACAAGAGAACTTTCTTACTCTGAAAGGTATAGACTTTGGTTCAATAAAAACTACGAAACCGGTATGGAGTATGATGAAAACGTAGTTCCTGATTTCGAGAATGATTATTACGACAAAACTCCAAAAAGAGCAATTTCTCTTATGTGGAACCAACGTTCTGTGGATACATTTCTTGGGTTGCCCTTCAATATCGCATCATATGGACTTTTACTTATGTTGCTCGGCAAATTAACAAACATGATACCTGACCAACTTATTGGTAATTTGGGTGACACACATTTATACCTTGACCACATCGAACAAGCCAAAGAACAAATTGAACGTGAACCGTTCAATTTACCTACCTTAGATTTAGATTTTGATTTCAAATTCAAAGATGGATATTTGGTAGATTGGGATGAAATTAAATTTGAGGATTTGAAATTGAAAAATTATAAATTTCATCCATCAATCAAGGCACCTTTATCTAACTAAAGGAAATATATATATCTAAAAATTTCTTACTGATTTCTCTGGCCTTTGAATTTACCAAATCCATATTATCAACATCCATATTTTTGGCCGCCATATATTCTATCAAGTTTGAAATAAAAAGATTTCTAGCCTTTTCGGCATCGTTCAAGAATTCTTGAAAATCCTCATCATCTTCTTTACCTTCTCCGTAATACCGGTCAATATGGTCCTTACCTGCATAAATCAAAGGTGCTGCACCGAACATATTTACAATTCCTGTGTCCCTCAACTTGTATAGGAAATCTCTAAAAAATCTCCAATCAAAATGTTTGAAAATTTCTTTATTTCTTTTAAAAGACTCCAAAGCCGAATCCCTGGACTCATTGATTTTGTCGTCTACAATTTTTTTCCATGCGTCGGTGACAGTAAGTAAGGAAAGTGAAGAGCCATTATCCCATTTTACTGAAATTATTTCCGAATCCTTTTCGAAAGGGTCTTTTGTTATTGCCGTAACTTTCCCCAAAGTACCAGGAGTTACAGAAGTTTCACCTTCCATGTATAAACACATTATTCTATCTCCAACAGACAAAGGAGCATTTGTTATACTTTTCATACTATAATAAATACTACGAGTATATTTATTGTTATGGATTTTGTAATTACTGAAAATCAATTTAGAAGATTAGTGTTGGAAACCAACAGTGAGAAATTTTCCGAATACATGAAGGAAATGTATTCCTTTGCAAAAAATATTGTACACCGTGTAAAGAAAAAATATTCCATCAACACAAAATTATTACTTACATGGGGCGCGGCATTAGGTGGAATGGTCCTACCATTGGACCAACTGATAAAAACAGGAAATTTTCAATTAGATGAAAATCAAGCCGCTTTGATATTGATTGGTTGTGCGGCGGCAATCTTCTACGATAACAAAAAGTATTTCAAAAGAATTCATGAAGAAATCAAAAATCAAAATTTGGAAGAACCTTTTGAGAAAGTTCTATCAGTAGGATTGCAGTTAAAAAAATCTTTCATGAATTTTATTCAGTCGTTGAGAATCAGCTTGAGTTCGATTTCAGAAATAGTATCCTACGGATTTCTAGTCCCAATAGTTATGGATATTGTTGATTTTTTGAAAACAGGAGATTTGGAAAAAAATTTGGATTTGATTGTTTCAAGAATTATAGGTTCAGGATTAGTTCTCGCCGTTTCCGAAATTTTGAGAGAATTATTATTACAAATAAAAAACAGAATTTCTAAATAAATTCTGGATAGTCTGCCGGGTCAACACCGAATTTTTGTTCTACTTCAACACCATTTATTTTTCTAACAAAAAAATTAGCAACATAGTACATTTCTGTTGAGGTCAATTGCATAGATGGTTCTATCACATCATAAATTATATTTTCAATTTCAACACGAAATGTATCATCATTTGAACATATTTCTTGCTGAATCATCGTTGCAAAATCATTAAATCTATTCCCATATTTTTGTATTACAGGAATTGGTTGACCATCAACTTCAAAACGTCTAAGATTCAAATCGAAACTGAAATATATTTCATCACTCCGTTCGACGTTTACAAAGTTTTCCGATGCTGAAAATTCAACCTCAAAAACAACTTCTTGTTTTTTTTGATTCTTATATTTGAAAAATTTTAGTTTTTTGTTTAATTGGAAAATGAGTTTTTCTCTGTCCTCCTGACTTACAAAAACGCTCAAAGGCTCCATGCCGTTAAATTCTAAATCCAAACCAAACGATAATTTATTATCTAAACCAATCAATCTAATTTTATCGTATATTATTTGTTGGATATCGTCCAACATTTTTTGTTTACAATAAGATTGAAATGGATTCTTTGTTGTAACATTTACAATAAAAGCAGGAGTATCTTCAAGACCTTCTTCATATGGTACTACATCCAAAAAATTATATTGGTAAGTACCAACAATTATAGGTTTTCCAACAATTATCTTTTTAAAAAAATTTACATACATACTGATAAATATTACCAATAGTTTATTGACATTCCGAGACCATATTTGATGTCCTGTGAATATCCAACAGCAAACGATAAATCGAACCCTTTAGGTGTTTTAAGAATAATTCTTAGAGGATTTATTTTTAACCACATCTCGGGTTGTAAATCTAATAAATTAAAATTTTTATTTATCGAGGCTCCTAATAAAACGGAGGTTTTATTTTTATAAGTTAAATTTAAACCTAGTCTGTTTATAATAGCAACTGGTCTTGTATAGACGAACTGTTGACTAAAATATGTGATAAAACTACCTCCTACGTAAAAACCAACTCCTGAATTATTGTTGTAGGTAACAATAAGAGATTTATCCTCAGGTACATAAAGAAGGTCAGATGTTTGTGAATAAGAAATCTGAAATGTTAGAATAAAAATTATAAAAAATATTGTTTTCATATCACAAATATAGTATTATTGTTTTGTAAAACCAACGGAGGTTTGGCAGAGCGGTCGAATGCGTCAGTCTTGAAAACTGAATTACTCGTGAGGGTAACTGGGGTTCGAATCCCTGAGCCTCCGCTAAAAGAAGGTGAATAACTCACCTTCTTTTTTTTTGACTGTAATTCAATTTTCGATTATCATTTGAAAAAAAATATCATGTCTCGTATAAAAGAACTCAAAGAAAAGTATCCTCATCTAAACTTGTCTTTTTTTGATATTATGACAAGGTTGGACATTTCAAAATCAAACAAATATTTACCTCTAATTTGTAAGATTTTTTCAAAAAGATTTGACGTAAATCATCAATATGAAAATGAAGTAAAATCCCGAATCGAAGAATACAAATCAAGATTGACCTCTTCAGGACTTGACGTGGAAGATTTAGATGCAAACGAGATTTATGTAATAACCCATATGATTGATTATTTTACCAACGACAACCTAAACTCAATCACTCAATTTATGGAATATATGGAAAGGGGTTTGATTGAAAACAAAGATGTCCTAAAATACGATGATTTAGATTCAATCAGAGGAGCCATCGCACTCGCTTCAATGAAAGAATGGACTAAAGATTTAGAGGGTGAAATTATAAAAGAATATGAGGACGACAAGTGGGTTATTATCAGACCTTTGACCTTTGCCGCTTCCGCAAAATATGGTGCAACAACAAGATGGTGTACAACTTACAGTAGAGAAAAACAATATTTCGAGAAGTATTGGAGGCGGGGTATTTTGGTTTATTTCATCAATAAAATTTCAGGTTATAAATTCGCAGGATATAAATCTTTGGATGGAGAAAAAGAACTTAGTTTTTGGAATGCTGAAGATAGCAGGGTTGATTATCTTTTATTAGATGTAGATGATTATTTGTTTTCCACAGTGAGAAAAATTTTCTCATCTAAAGAAACTAACAAAAATTTATGTTCCGCCGAAATACAGGAACAAGTTCATCAAGAATGTATAAACTATACTGAAGAGACTACTGAATCAAGAGTCATTCCTATTGAATTTGTCGAAGAAACCCAAAATTACAGGACATATCAAAACCAAATTCAAAATCTATTCGTAACTGAAACTGCACCTCCAATTTACGAACAACCGGATATTGCGTAAAATAAAACCAACCTGATGGTGGGTTTTATTCTTCAATTTCAACTATAAGTTTTCCTGTACCTTTGATAACTCTATGCCAAACAAGTTTTGGGATAAAGATTTGCTCGGCAACGGACAATTTGTTCGGCAATCCATCATCAATTTGAAAAGACCACCCTCCGTCTTCAACAATTGTGACTTTTCGGTCTTTCAAATCTTGATGCCATTTCAACTCCTCTGTATCAACATCAGGATAGAAAGTTCTAATAATTTTCCCAGATTCCGTTTTATTTTGTTCAAATGGAAAAGTCATTTCTCTGTTTTCCTTTTCTGAAAAAGGGTCTTTTGTTCCAATGTACCTTTATCTTATTATCTAAAGATAATAGTTTGAAAAAATCTTCTACATCTTTTTCTACAGATTTATGTTTTCTATGTGGGACATCCCAACCTTTAGACACAAAAGACTCAGGCTCAGTATCAATAAAAACATGAATTATTGGAGGATTATAACTTCCCTTTAGGATATCGTGAACAATAAACTTGACATCTTCACCTTCTGGTAAATCTTGTTTGATTCTAGAGGTTACAACTGAATCCAAATAATTTTGTAAATATTTTTTTATTCTTTCGACATCCATCACCAAGCATTTTTAGAAGCCAAACCTAATTGTTTTGCATATCTTCCAACATTACATGACCAATAACCAGCGGTAGTTCTATCCTTTTTTTGGTCACATCTATGTCGTGCTCTGAAAGATTTGGCAGCACCTTTATTTCTATTCCTAACTTTCAATTTAGGGTCACCAAAGGTTACTTTTTTAACACCACCCCCTTTTGATTTAACATAAACCGCAAATTTCTTAGGACCACCCGGTGTTCTGAAAGGTTTATTTAATTTTACATTTTTACCTCTGTGTTTGGCTTCTTCGATGATTTCTTCCTCTGTCCATTCCTCTAAAATATAGGGTGCATCCAAATAAACTATCTCTCCGTCTATTTTTACCTTCTTTCCTAAGTCTGATTCAACCATCAATGTATCTTCTTCATTTAATTCAATAGAACCGTTTTCCCAAAGAGTTCTCACCTCATTTACCAATTTAAAATATCCCTCTGAATAAACTCTAAAAATGTTATTTGTAAGTGATAATCCGTTTTCAATGTGATATTTTAATGAATCAGAAATTTCAACATTTTCTTTCATCACTAAAGACCTGTCCAAGTATTCTTCTAAACTCTCTTTTATTAGGGTTTTCAGTTTATCCATAAAAAATTGTTTTTTTATATAAATAGTTTTATTTTTAGTTATGAAAAATTTAGTGGGATTTTTATTCCTTTTCTGTAGAATTTATTGTGGTTACAAAATATTCATGTGGTTATTCCAACGGAGTTATTATAAGAATAGTTTACCCATATCAGAAATTGAACACATATTAGTGTTCATAATTTTTGACATATGGATGATGATGTCCATACGAGATATAAACAAAGATTTTTAAGGCCTCAAAACGGCTAAAACTTCAGGATAAACTCCCTCTAAAACTTTTTCGTTTTTACCTTCATATGGTATGTTCTGTAAAACATATCTTATTGAATTCAACCCTGAGATTCTTTTATCTTGTGAATCAATAATTACCCACGGGTGATTTACTGTTGAAGTTTTATCAAACAATTTTTCTTTGAATTCTGTGAATCTGTCCCATAAATCTTGCATTTGAGCGTCATTAGGGGAATACTTCCAATATTTTAATGGAGACTGTTGTCTCATCTGAAATCTTCTTTTTTGAGTTTCTTTATCAATTGAAAACCATAGTTTAAAGAGATAATCTCCTTCTTTTACCAAATCGTTCTCGAAATCCTCAACGTTCTCCATGAAATCTTCATATTCTTCAGGGGTACCATATCCCATAACAGGCTCGACTAAACCTCTATTATACCAACTTCTGTCGAGGAAATTTATCATTCCTGGTTTGATTTTGTCTCGGTATCTATTCCACCAATTTTTCCTTTCTTCGGGGTTGGGTATACCTAAAGCAATTACATTATAGTATCTTGGATTTAAATTTTCTGTAAATTTTTTGATTGTGGAACCCTTACCCGCAGAATCTCTACCCTCGAAAACTATAATCACAGTTTTTCCCGTTTTTCTCAACCATTCCTGCATCTTCACTAGTTCAATTTGTAGAAAATATAATTCCTTCTTATAAACCTTTTTAGGTAAAATTGACGGTTCCTCGGGTTCAAATTCATAATCTTCACTTTCAGGTTCGACCCCATAACCACCTCTTTCTCTGAATTTCAAAGAGATAAGGATGTTTCTGAAATATTCTTCAATATTCTTTTTTTTATCCCCTTTTTTGAGAAGAATTTTTCTTAAACCTCTATCCACCATCTCAAAATCGATAATTCGGTCCTCCGACAATTTAGATATTTTCCAAAGTAAATTTTCTATTTTTTTGTTGTAGAGTTTCAGAAAGGTTAGAGTATCAACAACTTTTCTTAGATTGACGTTCATAAAAGGGGCATCGTTTGAAGTTTTTTTTGCTTCAGAAATCCCCATTACAATTTTTATTTTTTCAATTTCCTCGTGAATTAGCACAAAATTTTCTTTATAAATATCCCATAAGTTAGATATGGAATATTTATGATTACCAAGTTATTGACAGAAAATGAAAAAGTTTCTTATTGCATTTGTATTGCTTTCATTACCCATTTTTTCTTTTACACAAGATAGAAAAGTATGTCTTTCTTCCATAGAAAATAAAATACAAATTGGACAAATGTTGGGTAATCGAAATCTAACATTTGGCTTCAAAAATGTTTTATTGGAATATCTTCAGGATAAAGATTTTGAATTGGTTGATAGTTGTAATCTTGCTAATAACAGATTACAAATTGAACTTATTTTTTTTGATGTCTTGAACACCAAAACGGGCTTCTCTGTAATTCACAAGGAAAATGATGAAACAGTATTGAGAGTGAGAGCTAAATTATTAAATGAATCAGGAAAGAAAATTAAAGAAACTGTCGTAACTGAAAAATCTTCTGAAATTTCAATGTCAACGTTGATAATTTCAGAAGGAGGTAAAATAAATCAACAATCCGTCTCAAATGTGATTAAAAAATCCTGCGAGACATTAATCAAAAATTTATTCGAATGATGAAAAAAATTTTATCAATTATTTCATTATTGTCGATTCCGTTTTTGGGACTTGCACAATCTCCCGAAATTGGTCATTTCCAACAACTATCTACTGTGAGACGTGGAGACACTTTAGATGTGGCTTGGTATTTCAGACCATCGGGAAATAATATAAGAAGTTTCCAAGTGGATTGGCAATATAAAAAAAGGTTGTTTACTCATATTGAAACAACGGTGGATGCTTCTCTGAATGGTAGGTCTGCAGAAATTTCCTATAGGTCATGGGAAAATCAAAAATATAGCTCTTACGCAAATGGGAACTATACCTATATTTCCGACACCAATTGGACTGTTGGAAGAAATTACTTGGTGGTTCCCGCAGGTGCTTCAGCTTTATCAAACGGTTATATCATACATAACAAATACAAAATAAACGCAGTCATACCAAATTTCGAATCTGATTCAGTTTATGTTAACTGGGCTAGAATGTTTGATGTAAATGGCATAACAATCGGAGACAACGTGGCTGTTTTGAATAACAGAACTATGAGAGTGAAACTTCTCGGAAATCTAACAATTTCTGGAAAAGTTTGGTTACCTCCATCGGCAGTATCAAGAGGATGGGTCCCAACTCTTTATTGTTATGAGAACGCAACAGGAAACTTGGTTTCAACCACAATACCGAACATAAACACAGGTCTATATACTCTTGATAATATCGACGAATATACAAGATATAAAATTGAATTGAGATTCAATCCTGATAGTTTGGTTTCAATAAGAGATAACTCAGTCACAATTACCGATGCGGTAAAATCTTTTAACGAATTTATAAACGCTGATTTAAATCAAACTTATCCGAGGACACATTTACAAAACGGTTTAGCTTATTTGATTGGAGATATAAATTGGAATCAAAAATTTGATGGTGGTGACCCATATGGTATTTACGCTTCAGTTTCAGGACTAAGACCAATAGCAACAAATAGTTTAATTAAAGTTTTTACAAAAAACGAATTTGATAGTTTGGCTTTGGGTGCAAATCAATGGACAAATTGGACTACTTACTCTTCAAGATTAAATTTTGTTCTTGATACTGTAATAACTTCAAACATTACTGTTGATTTAAAGTATTATATCCAAGGTGATGTGGATAGAAGTCACTCTTCTCCTGTTTACGATGCGAACGGTAACCTCGTAAGAGCAGCAATTTACACCGGAAGATTTACTGTTGAAATTCCAAATTCTTACTCTGTGGGTCAACCGATGTTTGTACCCTTCAACGTTTCAACAAATGGTTTAGTAAATTATGGATTACAATTTGAAATGAAATACGAACCAACCAAAGTCAAATTTTCAGAAATTATCTCGAAAGTTCCAAACGAATGGTTACAATATGTAACACATGATGAACGTACTGGAATAATAAGATTCGGGGGAATGAATAATCAAAAAAAGGGGGGGATAAGTGGTTTATCCACCCCCTTTAATTTAAAATTTACGCCAATAGACCCAAGCGAAGATATCTCATCGTTTGTTTTTGTTAGACAACTAATGGATGCTTCTAACTCTGAAGGAGAGCACTTCAATATTGAATTAGCATCTGAAAGAATAGTTTTGACTTATAGAGCCGCAGGACCAATACCTACATTTTCAAAACCGATTGCAGAAATTAGACCCAATCCGAACACAGGACAATTTGAGTTGACTGTAACATTTCCGAATAATTATTGGATGAAGGGTTACGTTTATGATTATCAAGGAAGAAAAGTTATGGACTTAGGAGATTTCAAAACAGATGATTTTACAAACGTAATCACAAGAGCCATTAACGCCAAAAATCTAGCTCAAGGAAAATATTTGCTAGTTATGGCTAATAATGAACAAAGAATAACTAAACCATTTGTAAAAATTTAAAAAAAATGTCAGAAGAAACACAAGTACAAGACCAAAACGACGGAACATGGTCGGGTCTTAAAAAAACAATCGTAGGTACCCTCGGAACTGTTGTAACAGGTGGAGGTGTATGGTTAGGAACATTACTTTATGGTGGAAATCATGAGGAAAAACAACCTGATGCACCCGTCCAAGCACAACCAACAATCGTAATCAACAACTCTCAACAACAAGCAACACCTGCGGGTGGAACTACTAAAGTTATCGAGCGTGTTGTGGAAAAACCTGCAGCAAAACCTGCTGAACCAGCTCCTAAACCAAAACCTTTCCAAGAGGAACCAAAATGGTAATGTATGCAACCAAACACAGGATTTAAGGAGTTATTAAACTCCATGATGAAAAGAAGATGGTGGATTACCGCCTTAGTGTTAGGTGGATTTGTCGTAATTATGGGTGCCATATTCATGGCAATTTTCGAACAAAGTGCTATCAGTGGTGAATGGAAAGAATTACTTCTCCTTTTACTTGGTGCTTTCATCGGGTCTTATGGTAAAATCATTGACTATTGGTTCAGTGATACCGACAAAGACAAAATGTTAGTCCAAAAGATGGATGAAGAAGATGGTGTATCATTTTCCAACACCCAAGATGGTAGTGTTCAAGCACCTCCACAACAACAATCTATTACCCCCCAAGTCACCCCTCAAGTTACCCCTCAAGTCGGTGTAGAAATCGATGAAGATGGTGATGGTATCATGGATGGTATTGACGAGGATGGTGATGGAGTTATAGACATGTATTTTGAACATCGTCAGTGTGAGCACGTATGGGGTGACGCTGATGGAGATGGTGATGAAGAGTGTCTTAAATGTGGTTTGATTAAACAAGATTAAAATGAAAAAAATTTTATTTCTAACTTCTTTGTTTCTAACGTCTGCGGTTTATTCTCAGACGTTAGGGACTACGAAGACTGAGCAGTATAAGGCTAGCTTCGAAACAAAAATCAATATCGACTCACTTATGGATTATGATGGTCCTCAAGTACCAATTCAAATCCTTACTATCGGTATAAGTGATGAGGTTTATGAGCAGTATCCTGAACTAAAGGAGAAAAAGGTTGGACTCGGTGTTGCAAACATTGTTTTGGAGTATCTCTCTGACCTCAACAGATTTACATTCACTGAGGATAAGACGGAGATAAAAAACAGAATGGTAAAGCAGTTCCAAGCGTCTCAGGCAGGTATTAGTCAGGACAAGTTGGACGGTAGAGGAAAGATTAGACTTGCACATTATTTTGTGACTGTGGAGGTTTATGACTTTTCTGTATCAGAAGATGAGACTGTAAATCTAAAGGATGGGGTAAAGAATACTGTCAATACAAGACTTGGTCTTCAGGTAAGATTTACAGATGCTGAGACAGGTGAAATTGTTGCGGCAAGTGGTCTCGGTGAAGCTAAGACTGTTAGAGAACTTACACTTCTCAATGATGATAATTTGAGTGAAGTAAAATTCAACCAATCTACAATTGGTATAACAACAAAGAAGGCTTTGGACATTGCATGTTCAAGAATTCTTGTAAGACTTATCAAAAAGGGTAAGTTTCCGAGATAAATGTGGAAAAGATTAAAAACATTTTTAAGTATTTCCTTTATCTTGTTTCTCAGCTTCAAAGCTGAGGCACAAAATGTTGTCTATACATTCATCGACCCCTGCACAAAAGAAGTAACAAACTTTTCAATTCCAATTCAAGGGGGTACGGTAGTATATTTTTATGGTCGTTCGGCATCATTTACCGCACAAGATGTGGCAAGTGGTGCCTTTGCCGCTTGGGTCAATCAAGCATATGCCGATTACAGAAAATTGACCCCATGCTCAGTTCAATCGGTTACAGTTACAAGAAATCAAATTACAGCACAAGTTATCGGTAATGTTGTTAGTAGTGTTGTGGGTCAAATAAATTCCTCTGTGATGCAGGGTTCATCTATGGGTGGAAACGACGCAGCATCCAAAGGAAGTAACAGCAGTTCAGAAAAGAAAAAAAATAAAAATGAAAGTAGTAATTCTAGCAATTCCACTTCTGTTACTAATTCTAATGGGAATGGTTCTACAAGTTCATCAAATAACTCAAGCGGTCAAGGCAACGGGTCTGTTCCTGTGGGAGGTTCTCAAACTGGTGGCCAAGGTTCTCAAACTGGCGGTAATAATAGTGGGGGGAGCGGTAATAATAACACTGGTGGGAATGGTGGCGGTGGTGGCGTATCTTCAAATTCTAATTCGGGAGGTAGTGAGAAAGATAAGGAAAAAGGTTCGGAGGTAGTTGCAACAACCCTAATGAACGTAGAGGTCAGAAACGACAAAGGTTCTGAAAGTGGTGGTTCGAGTGGTGGAGGAAAAAAGGGTAATGGAAAATCAGGAAACCAAAATCCTCTTATCGTTTCTTCTGATTTGACCTCAGCACAAAATTTAGATAAATCTTTTACTGGTATTGCAAACATCGGAATGTCAAGAACCTCTCTTATGGGAACAAGTTCTTGGGGTGTAACAGGAATGGTTTGGTTTAACTTCAAACAATTTGCAATCAACTCAAGATACACCAAGATAAAAATGAATCAATCAGGAACCCTCAAATTCGTTCATAACGTCAATTTAACGGGGGCATATTCCTACGGTAACGTATTTTCATTCTTGGGTTATAGTATGATAATAAACGCAAAGAAATGGGGTATTACAGGATTTAACGTCAGTGGAGCAATTGCAAAACTACCATCGGATAGTAATTTGTTTATCAGTCCGTCATTTACCGCATTTTATACGAGACCATTTTCACCCAATAAAAAACTTACAATATCTCCTGAAATTTATTTAATATCAACTCCCGTTGTTTATTCTTCTGTAGATAAAATCACCGTGACAGATAGAACATTTAGTGCTTTTTTGGGAAGTGGATTTGATTATCAAATTTCAAGGAGGTTCAAGTTCAACGTAAATTACAAAGCCAATCTTTCAACAAATCCTGACTTTCCAATCCTTTCCTTTTTTCTAATTGGTAGTAAAGTAAATCTATGAGAATAATTTTTACCATATTATTTTCTTTCATTTTTTGTTTTGGATTTTCACAATCTATTTCCGCTCCTGTTGGTAGAACTTATCAAATCAACACTTCGGGTCAGGATGCTAGCGGATTTATTGTAAATGGTTTTACCTCTGAAACACTACTTACTTCAGTAGGGCTCGTAAATCCTCCCGCAGGTGTAACATTTTCAATAACAACAACAGCAGGATTATCCTTCGCAACAGGGTATAACAGTTGGTCCAATATTACGAGAATCAGTTTTACAGGTACCCAATCGAATATCAACAATGCATTGGCTTCTCTAAAGATAAACACAGGTTCATCTACAGGTAATGTACAGATATCCGTCTCAACTACTGTAAATCCATCAGGGTATTACTATAACGCGACAAACGGACACTTTTATCGTCCCATTTCAGGTACCTCAACATATACTGCAGCGAAAAACGCTTCTGCAACGCAAACATTCAAAGGTCAAACAGGTTATCTGGTTACAATAACATCACAGGATGAACAGAATTTCATAGGTGCGAACGTACCTGGAAACAACATTTGGATAGCCCTTTCCGATAGACTTCAAGAAGGTTATTGGAGAGTAGATGCAGGACCTGAAAATGGTACTTTAATCAATATAGGAAACTACAACGGTAATCCGCAAGCAGGGACTTATCAAAATTGGTGTGGTGGGGAACCTAATGATGCTGGCGGTGAGGATTATGCAGTCACAAAATGGGGTGGTGGAAATTGTTGGAATGATTTACCGGATGGAGCTGGTTGGACGAGTGGGTATGTTGTGGAGTTTGGTACTTGGTCAAATCCCTCTGATGCTACATTCACAGAATATTATGCAGCCAATACAATTAACATGGTTGCGGTTACAAATACTCTCAGCGGAACAATATCTATTCCGACGTTATCCACACTACCGACGGTAACTTTATACAGAATTGTAAATGGCTCTGATGTATTAGTGGAGACCAAAACAGTTTCATCATCAGGTTCTTATTCTTTCACTCTTCCCGCACAGAACTCAACTTATAAATTGGTACCTAATTTAAGTGTTCAAGGAATTACAACGGCAGATTTCAATTTAGCATTTCAAGAGGTACAAAATGTAAATACCCCAAATAATACTGCGCCTGGATTAGTGATGACGGGAACAAAACAATGGAAAGCAGCAGATTTCAATCAGAATGGAATTTTGGATTTGGGTGATTCTTATTTAATCTTGTCTCACGTTACTGGATTTAGACCCTCAACACAAGTTTTGTGGTTCTCACCAACCAATTATGATTCAATAACCAAAAATAATTTTGGAACAATACAACCTGTCACCTTTTTTACAATTTCCGTGACAACATCAAACGTGACTCAAAACATAAAATATTGTGTTTTGGGGGACGTAAATTTATCTCACTCGTCTCAGTAATATATTTATAGAAAAAGTAAATTACTATGCTACTAAAAGTGGGGTCTAAGGGAGAAGACGTAAAAAAACTCCAACAAAAACTTGGTTTGGGTGCTGATGGTGTTTTCGGAAAAGGAACCGAAGAATCAGTTAAAAACTTTCAAACAAAATCAGGATTGACTCCTGACGGAATTGTGGGTGAACAAACTTGGCAAAAAATTATGGGTCAAGGCGTTCTTATTACAGAACCCGCACCTGTCGCTCAAGTGGCTCAACCTGTTGCTAACGTGGGTGGTTTGAAATTAGAAAAATTGAAAGGTCATATTCCTGATAATGTAATTGCTCAAATACCTGATACAGCAAAAACTTTTGGTATTGACACCCCATTGAAACTTGCTCACTTCTTGGCTCAATGTGGTCATGAGTCGGGTGGATTCAGACTTACTCAGGAAAATTTGAACTACTCAGCACAAGGTCTAAAAAACATTTTTCCAAAATATTTTCCAGGAAATCTTTCAGAGTCATATGCACGTAACCCTCAGAAGATTGCATCCAAAGTTTATGGTGGTAGAATGGGTAATGGACCTGAATCAACAGGTGAGGGATTCAAATTCAGAGGAAGAGGTTACATTCAGCTCACAGGAAAAGACAATTACACGGCTTTCGGGAAAGCTATAAACGAAGATATTACAGGTAATCCTGATTTGGTCTCATCGAAGTATCCTCTGTTGTCAGCTGCGTGGTTTTTCAGTAAAAACTGTCTAAAGAAATGTGTGGATGACTCAAATGCAACAGTTACGTCTGTTACAAAGTGTGTGAACGGTGGAACTATCGGATTACCAGACAGATTGAAACACTTTAAAGAATACTATAATTTGTTAAAATAATGGTCTCAATGCTATCAAAACTTGTATTTTTTTCAATTTTTGATATATTTATGAGTGTTATCACCGTAAGGTGTTCTCATATATCCTTTCCAAAAGACCCGCAAATTTTTTTGTGGGTCTTATTTTTTTTATTATCTTTGTAAAAATAATTTTTATGGATAAAAGAAGCTCTCATTGGTTAGACTCACTCGCATGGGTAAGAAAAGTCTATTTTTCATGTCAAACAAAGGAACAAGAAGATGCCGCAGAAAGATTATTATTGAACTTCGAGAGGCTTTACAAAAACGAAGATTTAATCACTTTGTCTTGGGCTCTTCGAGATGAATATTTAAAATTCAAATATCAAAAGAAATGAAAAGTCCTCTTTGTTTCCTCGGTATACATTTTTGGGAATACAGAAAAGAAAAACATCAATGTACTGGTCACCCTAATGGTAGAGAATTTGTCAGGGTAATTGTTAGAGAATGTACTTGTTGTGGACATAGGGAACATCATCCTCTACCAAGAATTGGTAAAAGTTTAAACCTCTGGAAATCATTTGACGATGTAGGAAAGAACGATTGTATAGACATTAAAAGATTGAACGATGAAAATTTTGTTAAAAAATAGTTTTTTTGAATCATTAAAAACTATATCACGCCATGAGACTTGGTGGTACAAAACATATGAAACAGTCCGATTTAAAATTCCTGTGTTTCTGAAAAATATTTGGTTTTTCAGAAAAAATCTGTGGGAGTTTCGTGGTTGGGATTATTCTTTCAACCTATCTCTATTGGCAAAATCCTTAGAAAAGACCTCTGATGTTTTAAGAAACGGTCATGAGGTAGAAATAACTCGTTTGAAAAAAGTTGAAAAAATTCAAAGAGTTATTAAAATAATAAATGACATGAGAGAGTCAACCTACATAAACAGAGCGGAAACCGAACTAGGAGAACTTATTTTACACGATTGGGATTTTCAAGAAGTTGAAAGTGGTGGCTATCAAATGTTAGACAAAGAAACTCCTGAAGAAAAAGAACATAATCGTAAGGTGTTTGAAAGAGCCAGAGAAATCGAGAAAGATGAGTTCGAAGAACTTTGGATAATACTCAAGGGTCAAAACTACGATGAGTTCCATGAAACATTCAAACAACTTTCTGAAGAAGAAAAAATGAAACACGACCATTGGGAAAATTGGTTCGATGGTTCAGGTATAAAAAATTGGTGGGATTAAAAAATTTATTAGAAAAGAGATATGAAAAAATTATATAGAAGTACTATCGATAAAAGAATAGGTGGTGTTTGTGGCGGTCTTGCAGAGTATACAAATAGTGACCCGACAATTTGGAGAATACTTTTTTTGGCTTTAATTTTTGCACCCTTCCCTACCGTACTATTTTATCTTTTAGCCTGTATTGTTATCCCTCAAAACAAAATTTTATAAAAATGATTGCATTCTGGTTTTTTATGTTTATCTTCGTTTTGACAATTTCAATCGTTTGGGTTCGAGGGATTGATAATATGAAAAAAAATCATCCTGATTACAAAGGTGAAGACTTTCTGAATTGGGACAAAATGAAGAAATATGAGAATGACCTTTATAAGTGACACTCATGGTAAACATAAATACCTAACCTCCAAGGCGTATAATAACATACTCGGAAGCGGGGACTGTATAATTCACGCTGGGGATATTTCTAATCTTGGAAAAGTTGGTGAAATCAAGGATTTTCTTGATTGGTTCTCAAATACAGATTACACTCACAAAATCTTTATCGCAGGTAATCATGATTTTGGTTTTGAGGTTGTTCAGGATATTGCTCCTGAATACAAAGAAAAGGGTGTTCATTATCTATTCGATAGTGAAGTAGTAATCGATGGTGTCAAATTTTATGGTAGTCCTTGGCAACCTGAATTTTATAATTGGGCTTTCAATCTTCCAAGAGGAGAAAAGTTGGCAGAAAAATGGAAGAAGATACCTGGTAACACTGATGTTCTTATTACTCATGGACCCGCACATGGAATGCTCGACCATACTCCTCAAGGAGAACTCGTGGGTTGTAAAGACCTATTCAATAGGGTTATGGAAGTACAACCAAAAATTCACGTTTGTGGTCATATCCATTGGGCGTATGGTCAAAAAAATTTTTTTGGTGTTGAATTTTTAAACGCCTCAGTTTTGAATGAGAGGTATCAATATGAAAATGAACCAATAAAAATTATTTTTGATACGGAAACTAAACAAATAGACTATGAATGAAAATGCTGTAATCGAATTAAAAAAACTTGGCCCTGAATCGACCGTAAAGGTGACAATCGACCTTTATCGAAAATCTTTATTAGAGGTCTGTTATCATACAGGTTCGAAATTTGATAAAAAATTCACCTGTGATTCAGAAACTACTTGGAGAGGTGCTAGTCTTGTCTGTGAACAATTTACTGTTTCAGAACTAATAGAATTACTCGAAACCAAGGAATTGACTGAGATGCAAGATGTAGATTTTCCTGACCTTTCAATAGAAACAACTACAGATGGCGAGGTTGACATTACCAACATTGAGTGGGAAGAACCCTTGACCGAAGAAGAAGAGTCAGGATTCGTCTCTAATGACCTATATTGGGATTCAGAAATTACTGACTCAGAGTTGAATTTTAGTACAGGTAGTATTTTTAGCATGGTTATTGAATCTGATGATAATTTAATTGCAAAAATTTCCGATGAAAAAGAATAAAATAAACGATGGACATTTTGTCGAAGCTCTCGACAGATTATTTTTTGTTACAGATATTATGGACAGGTATCTTATGTCACACCCTGTAATAAAAAAGGATAAAGAAATAAAAAAATTGATTAAATTTAGTATCATCAATCTTTTAGAAGCCTATCAAAGGGTGGGTAATAACACTTATGAAAAAGAATTTGAAAGACCGTCAATTAGTGAAGTTGTTTCTGGACGACGTGAGAAATCCGAAGACAACAGGCTGGACCGTCGTCAGAAACTACGATGAATTTGTAAAACATATCGAAGAAAACGGTTTACCTGAAGAAGTTTCCTTTGACCATGATTTAGCTGATGTTCATTATGACCCTGAAACGTTCAAACAAGGGTTTGTATATCACGAAAAAACCGGATATGATTGTGCTAAATGGTTATGCGAATATTGTTGGACTAATGGACTCCCTGTCCCCACTTGGAATGTTCATTCCGCAAATCCTGTTGGTCGTGATAATATTGTTCAACTCATCGAGAACTTCCAAAAAAAATTGAATTATTAAAGGTGAGAGAAATCTCACCTTTTTTTGTATTTATAAGTTATGGAATCTCAATTCGAAATAGCCGACCGTAAAGAACTTGCAACAATTGCGAAAATCTGTTTAGAAAAGGGCTTGAAATTTAATGAGCCCTATAGAGATTCAAACTATGATATCGTTAAATCGGTATCGAAGCTTTTTGGATACTCTAATATTGACATATATGACGTGGAAGTCATTTGTGCATTTATTGTTGACAACTATCATATTTTACAATCTTGGATTGATGGTAACCTGTCATATTCAAATATTTCAAGCCGTCTCAAACTACCTCAAATAGAAGAATTTGAAATTCTCTATCAAGTAAGTATTAGAGAATATGTAGTTGAATATTACAAAACTGATTGGAAATGTTTTAAAAAAGAATGGGTTGAAGATTCAATCACCGATTCTTTAAACGAGGGCTCATGGGATTATTTTAGTGAATCCCCAATCGAAAGAGAAGTTATCGATTCTGATAATACTAATTTCAAAATTGAATCTGTTAAATCTATGAAAGATTTGAATACTGAGTCCGTTGAAAATAATATTCTTAAATTATTGTCTGAAAACACAGAAAAGGTTATCGAAAATTTCGATAAAAAAACCCTATTAAACATTAAAAAAATTATCGATACTAAATTAAAATCACTTTGATTTTGAGTCTTTGACCAAATCTCCAAGGGTTTTTTTCTTTTTGTTGGATGGATGTTGATAACCCCTTTTATACTTGTATTCCACCTCTACAGGACCATTTGGGTTTTTATTTGAGTTGTATCTCCATATAGAGATTGTATCTTCGTCTTCATAGACAACTTCCCATTTGATGGGTTTAGGTTCAGGTTTTTTTTCGAATGGCATATGGCAAATATAAGGAAAATTATTCTTGTTCGTATGTTTGGGTTTTCCATCTACCGTTTTCCTTACCCATACACACACTATTACAAAATTTTGTATTTCTATAACAATTCATAAATGAAGTTTTTACCTGTACAGGTATCCAACCAAGTCCATCATCAAAAATCAAAAAGTCAACTCCTAAAGAATCTGCAAAAGAAAAGTCACCACTGAATTTGATTACTTTTGAAAAAGAATTTTTTAATTCTTCATAGGCTTCTATTTCTGAACGTTTTCCCATTCCATATGTACCTTTGATTGTATCAACAACACCTTCAATTATTTCGTTGTCAAACTCATCCAAAGAATCTGCTAAATAACTCAATACAAGTTTTTGAAAAATGGTTAAATCCTGTTTGGATTCAGGTAAGTCTTGCATGTAAGACCCCAAAAAGTATTTTTGAAAACAAGAGTCAAAACTATTTTTTGATTTATCTTTTTCTCTAAATTTTGTCAAAACATAAGCCAAGGCTGAATAATTTGTTTCCAACATACTCATTTCATCCCAAACAAATTTTTCATTCAATTCTTTTAGAATAACAAATTTTGATGATATTTTGAGTCTGAAATCATCAAACGTTTCTTTATTCAATTCGCATTGCTCCGATAGTTTCTCTTCTAAAATTCTAAAATTATTAAAATTTTCTGTGAAATATTCATCATCTTCTTTGACATACTTGATTTTTTTCGAAATTTCATCATTTACATCCATTATTACAATAAAGGCAATATCGTCTAAAAGTTTTTTTACACTCTTGACTTTGAATTTTATTTTTTTTGATGCAAGTTGACAGAAATCTCTTTCTTCTGAATATGCTGGAAATCTATTACAACCCCATTCCGTTCTTTTATTGGACATATGAGATAAATAGATTGTAATTAAAAAATCCCCTCACTAAGGAGGGGATTCTTTTAAATTTCTGTTGTTTCTTCGTTGGACCCTTTTGTTTTGTTTATCCACTTGTCGACCGAACCTATACCAAATGAACCCAAAACTAACCAAAGGAAAGAATTGAAAATGAATTCATTTATTATCAGGTCTTTTCCAAGTGTACCTGTGACAATATCTGCAATAGCAAATATAATCATCATGACAAAAGCTAAGAATCCAACGACACTTTTTTCATTGATTGAGTTGTCGTCGTTAAACAACTGTGAGAAAAATTTTTTCATAATTTGGTAATTTACTTACCAATAAATATTAAAATCCCTGTGATTGTTTTACTCTAATAACGAAATTATCAACCACAGTTTGACATTCAGCTTGTGTAACAAGCGTACCACCGTTTTTACTCAATAATGTTTTGATTGCCAATATATTTTCTGTTCCTGCACCTGTTGTATATAAATAACCTCCGCATCCACCAACGTTTGTTGGTTGAGCAAATGATGTAACTGTTCCGAATGTTGAGTTCCAACTTGGGTGTCCCAACAAAATATACAAATCACAGTGAGATGGGTCGCTAGCATTATAAGTTTCTCTAAAAAATGCGTATACGGTAAATCCACTCACAGTTGCTCCGCTATAAATTGTACCACTAGCTAAGGTCCCTCCTCCGTCTGCACCAGAGTTACCACCTGTCTGAAATCCAACAGGAAGTCCAGGTCCAAATGTATCATTATCTCTTGAACCCAAAACCGTAAGTGGTAGATATGTTAGAGGTTGAACTCCACCAGGATATTGTTGATAACCTAAACTTATATATCCGAAGCTTGTATCTAAATTTACTGTAGTTGCAGAATTAGTATAGTTTACGGCGAAAGGATACGAACTTGAGCTATATACATCAGCGCCTATATATTCAGTATTAGAAATAACCCAAGGAGAAGAAATATTTCCATTGTCGTACATGTCACCACCTCCATCATTTATATAATAACCATCCCCATCAAGTTGATAAGGATAAAAACTTGGATTTCTAAACTCAGGCATGAATCCTCTCAAATATTCTGCAATTATTTGTAATTCGGTGTAGGGTGTTTTGGGTGTAAATGAGGTCCAATAACCATTGTTATTCAACCAAGTTACAGCTTCAGTACCATCTAAAAAAGTTTGAGGGTCATCATCCCAATCAGAAACGGATTCTGCCAAACTTATAAATGACTCTTCAGTTTTTAATTCGCTTCTCCAAAAACCAACAAACGCTGACACATCTCCCGATGCTGTATTACCTGTGTGTGAACCAATTGTATCCTCATGAGCAATCACATATCCTAAATCTTGGTCTGGAGTTGACCAAAACGTAACACCATAGTTAGCACCAACAACACCATAATCTTGTGGAGTTGTTCCTGCAATTAAATTTCCAACTTTAGTTGTTCCAGGTATTGAACCAACTGGTTTGTACGCAACGGGAGTTATAGTAGCCATATTTTTCTATAATAAATATTTAAATGATAACAAAAAAGGGGACACCGTCGTGTCCCCTTATATCTCCGTCGAGAAATGTGTGGTCTAAGTTTTTAATCGGATAGGGAGGTGAGACCGAAAGAACCCCGTGGGATTGGACATATCCTGTTTTGATTATGTGTCACAAAACATCCGAAAAAAGACATGGTTGTTAGTTTATCAAGGATTAAACAGGAATGACCTTTCCACCTAAACCTCCCGTGTTTTAGTCGTCTCTGTATTTCTGATTTATAAAGCGGAGAAGAAAGTTAGACGGGGTGAGTATGGGGAACCACCACAAGTAAACATTCCGCTGTCCATGTTACAAAGATAAGAAAGATTTTAATGCCTTCCAAATTCTTTGATGAAAATTCAGATAAAAATCTGAGTTTTTTCGTGGTTGGGGGTGGAGTCGAACCACCGGCACAAGACTGTTCAGGTCCTTGCTCTACCAAAACCCTAAAGAGTTACTGAGCTACCTCAACCAAATGTCTTACAAAGATAAGAAATCTTTTTAGACCGCCAAAATTTGTAAGAGCTTTTTTTATTCGAGTACCGAGTATCTTTCATCGCCTGTAAGTCCCGAATTGTTTTACAAAGATAAGGAGAAAAAAAATAACTGTCAAATTTTTAAAAGGAGTCCCAAAAAAATTGTTTCCATTCTTCAAGTTCAGCTGCAGTAAAACCAACTGCTAATCTTGCAGGTGAAATTATGAAGGAGGTAGGTTTTGTATCCAATAAAATAAAATAAATGTCATCGACAAAATCATAAGTAACAACTTCTGTATGTCCGCTTTGTAAATAACTACAGAATTCTTGTATTGTGTAAACTATCATAGTTATAAATATATCAATTTAACTAATCCCGTCGAGATACTTTTTTATTGTCCTTCGAATTTTTCTCTCACCTAAGGAATCCCATAATTCATGGACAATATCATAAATTTTAGAGACCAAATATTTTTTATTATCTTTTAATATCCTTGTTTTATCATCCACCTTTATGAATTTTACAGGCTCCCCCATCCAATCATGATTTACTTGGGTTACAGGAAAATGTCTTTTCAGATGAAGTAAAAGTTCGTCTGATGTGTCTCCAGAATATTTGGACAATAACTTTAATTTTTCTTCGTAAAGAGAATTCATAATATCAAATATATAGGTATTTATTTTAAAATTCAAACTATGGCAAAAGGTTCAAAATCTTCAGTATCATCAAGAAAAATAACATTTGGAAAAAGAAAAGGTGGAAATGCAAAGAAATCTTATAACAAACATTCTCCAAGACCTAAAGCATATCGCGGACAAGGAAGATAAGATTACTTTTTACTGTTTTTATTCTATAATATCTCATTATGGATGAGAAAAGAAGATTCATACGTCTTTTAGAACTATACATCAACGGTCATCGAGGAAGTGCAGTGGAAGAAATGTATGGTCAAGGTACAACAATCAAAATTCATAACGTTATTTTTTCACCAACACAGAAATCGGTTGTCGTGGAGGCTGTAATTATTTTGGGGAATATAATTACAGAAGAAGTTTTAGACAGAGAATTAGCCGATGTTTTAATTCAAGATGCAATCCCTTTATTCTTTTCAGATTACAGTGTAAAAACTATGGTAAGGTGGGACGTATAAAAATTACCCTTTGATAGTTTTGATAAGTTCGTTGTTTTCTCTTTGTAAAAATTCAACTTTTACCGCTAACGCAGAAACTTGTTCCGTTAGTTTTAGTATTGTGGCTCTCATTTCATCCTTTTCTCTAGATGATTCTTGTAATAGCACTTCAAGCTTAGCAATTCTATCTTTGCAATCGTGACGTATAAATTCTTCATCCCTTTCTTTTCTCATTGCTCTTTTTTCATAAAATCTCCACGCACTAGCGGAACCTAAAACAGTAACAACAGTTATGAGAACAGTCCAAAACGATTCTTGTGCCATATAATAAAATTTACTTTCAATAAATACGAAAAAGAATTAAAAAAAATTTTTTGAGAAAAAAAAGATTTTCACTCATAAGACAATAATTATTATTCTTTTAGAATAATAATAAAATATTAAATAAATAAAAAAACTAGAATACTAGTTCTAGGAATTTTCCGTTTTTTTTGGATGGTCACACCTTAGACCATGTCATATCTGAATTTAAAACAACCGAATACAAAAAGGACTTCGACCATTCGGTGGGTCCAATTAAAGAGAGGGTCTTTGACCCATCTGTCTCTTCGTATAAATGATATATCTCCCCAATTTTGGGTTCAAATTTATAAGTTGACTGATATACCTCCTCTTGCAAATAAATCGAATTTTGGAGGGTTTCTGCCTCTTTAACAAGTTCGGTGAATTTTCTCTTCATCACCCTATCCACTTTGTTTAAACCATGTTTTTTAAAGGAGGTCAAATCTTGGGGTTCAATCTTGGGTGCTCCGACATGGGTTGGGTATGGAATCGACATCGGTTGAAGATTCACTTTGTCTATATGTGATTGAGTTGACATAAAAAAAATGTCCCGATATGGGACATCAATATAAGAAAAATATTTTATTATCCAAATTATTCCCCTTTGATTATATTCAAAGATTGTTTGAGAAATTCCTTAGCTCTCGGATTTAGACTTTGTAAAGTATAAACCTTTTCGATGTCCTTCACTAATTCTTCTCCGTGTTCGTTTTCTTTGTAAAGTTCAATAATTTTATCCATAGCTCTATTACACTCTTTCTTGGTTTCGTCGAAATAGTTGTAAGGTTTGTAAGATTTCAAATTATCCATAATTTGATTTGCTAAATGAACTCCACCATCAGAAACGTTTTTCAAAAGTCTTACAGATTTTAAAAGTTCTAATTTGTCTACTAAACCACGAACACCATTCTTTCTCATTCTTATACCATCAATGTAATCATCATCTTCCTCATCACCCATAATTTCTTCCAAAGTTTTTACATTTCCACTGTGACAAAATTTTCTGTCCTCCTTTGGTTCTTCCATCAGATATAATTTTCTAATTTTGTTTTTTTCTTGTTCAGAAACGATAAATCTTTTACTCATGACTATAAATATATCTCAAATCAGAATGTTTCATGTAAAAAACTTTTTCTGTTTTCATCATTGATTTCATCTAACGTAAAAGAGAATGGGTCATAGTCACAAATAAAAAATAACTTTTTTTGGTACTGATAGACCTTATTAGCACTTTCAAATGAATAAACTTCATTGAAACTGAAGGGACGATTTATTTTAAAATTATTATTGTGAATCATTTCTTGAATTTTACCTGATTGCCATAAATCACTTTGATTTATGAAATCAATTTTTTGTAAATCTTCAATCATATTTTCAGTTCTTATAAAAAAATCAGGAATTCTACTTTCAAAATTCAGTGAAGAAATATAATCCTTTACGGGTTTATCTCTTTCTAAATTAACAATTTTGTTAGTCAAAATTGCATAATGATAAAGTTCTTTAACAAAGTAATTAAAACGTTTTATAAATTTTTCTTTAGAGTCTCTCTTAAAAACAGAGTTTATCCCTACTGATGTAAAATTTAAATACAATCCCAAAACTCTGTCATAAGGATTACGCATGTTACAAATTATCTTATAATCTTCGCAACCCTCAGGTATGTTCAAATGATGGGAATGGTAGGGGTCACCGAGTTTTTTCCAATCATTTTTTCCAACGAAATATTCAAAATTGAAATTTTTCAGTATTTGTGCTGTCAATTTGGTCGCAGTCCTCTCTGGTGCCCACCAAATTATTTTGTGTTCATGAGATACGTTCATAAATTTAAAAATAAGTCAAAAAACTAATTTTTGAACGTATTTATTTCTATGTTCAGACTATATTTTGGATTGGTATTCCTTTTTTTAACTAATTTATGTCTCTCACAAGACACAATAAGGTTAAAACACACAAACTACACGTCAATTTACAGTAAATCAAAAAAATACCCTGTTTTAGTAGAATTTTGGGTGACAAAGAGTATGGTTGACTGCAAAACACCTTTAAAAAGAAAAGATAGTTTCAAACCAGACCCCTTATTACCAAATGAAACTGATAATATGAAGGATTTTGTAAATAGTGGGACAGACCGAGGTCATATGATGCCAGCAGCAGACAATTTATGTCAAACACAACAAATCCAAGATGAATGTTTTTACTTTTCAAACATTTCTGCTCAATATCATTCATTAAATGCTGGTGATTGGAAATCTTTGGAGGTTTATGTAAGAGAAACCGCTAAAGTAAAAGACTCAATAATGGTATGGTGTGGAAATTTAGGTGAATTGAAGAAAATTGGGAAAGTTACAGTACCAAAATATTGTTGGAAAGTGATTTTTATCAAAAAAGAGAACCTTTGGTCTGCATTTCTATTCGAAAATTCAACCTCAAAACCCGACGGTTTCAAAAACAACGAGGTTACCGTTGAAGAAATAACAAAATTGACTGGATTCAGATTTCGTTGAACAAAAATTTGTTCAAATTATGAATTGTGTTGGCTGAATCCGCTTTGTCATAACACAAGTCCCATAAAGTTTTGTTTTTGATGAAGGGATGTGGTTGTGTTTTAGACCAATTTCTTCCTTTTTCATAATCTTTTACAGTCCATGTTAGTTTACTTGAAGGTTTTTCCGCAAATAAACTTTTAATTTTCAATAACATTTTAAACATAACATAAAAAACCCCTCATTTGAGAGGGGTGTGAATATTTTAATATAGTTTTTTAGTTTCATTGAACACTCTTTTCATTTCGTGCTCTAAAAAATCAATTTTTTTCTGATTTTCAGGTGATACATTGATATCCTCCGATTTAATCAGTCTAACTTGTTCTTGTAATCTTTCATATTGATTTAATAATTTGTTATAAATCTGAGCTTTCTGATTATTTGATAAATTTTGATACATAAAGTTTTTTTTTTAAAAATACACTACTTTATAAACTTGTAAATTGGTCTTGAAATTTTGTTTGGTCGTACAATTTATTTATTTTATTAGTCAATTTGTAAAATTCTCCTTCAGATTCAGTAGAAATTGTCTTACCAGTTTTGAACATTTGTTTTAATTCATCCAGTTTGGAAATATTATCATCAATTGAATCAATCAAACTATCATTTCCTGCAGAAGTTGAATAATCAACAGGTTGAACATAGATGTCTAAATCCATAGCCGTTTCTAATAGTTTCACTAATTGGGATTCTGTTATTATAATTGACTTCATCTTGTACAATAAATATAAATAGTCAAAATAATAAATGGACTAGAATCCTACTTTTCAAATAAAATCTGAAACGGTAATATATTTTTTATTCAGGTTTTTTTTCATATCAGTGTACTTTTTTACGATGTGATAACTCCATCCATACCTTTCAAATATTGTCCATTCATCTTGGTGTTTCTTGAACAAAACCTCCAAGATGTAATCGAAATTACCTCCCCTTCTCGAAATAATTCTAATTTTTTGCGAAGTTATAAATTCAAACCACTGCTTTAGAACATCTTGGTACTCTTCTTGTTTGAGAGAAAATAACCTGAAAAAACGATTGAAAAACTCCGAATTATAATGTACTTCACCATCACAATTTGATAAGAAATACCAATATTTGTCGTCTGTATTTACAATCCAAGTCTCTCTTCCTGATGGAAAAAAAACACACTCCGATAAGTCCGAATTGAGTTTTTTGAAAATTATTTCTCTAAATCTGTCACTAATTTCCATTAAAAAATAATAGAGGTTATGACGTTTTAATCAATAAAAACTTTAAAATCACCTTCCAAATCAAACTGAGATAATTTCAATCCAACAAATTTTGCAAAATGTAACATTTTATATCTGATATTAGGAAAAATATCCTCCCCGTATGCTTTATTAAATAATTTCTGAGTTACTTTGTCTGTACCGTTCCAACCAGAATCTATTAAAAGTTCTTTCTTCATGGTAATTCTTACCAAATATTTCAAATCCTCCTCCCAAATGTAATACAAATCACCACCTAAAGTCTTTTTATGCTCAACCCATTTAGCGCCTTTAGTTTCAAATGTCTTTATTTGTGGGAACTGTGGCGGTATAAGGTTATCCCATAATTTTTTCAACGGTTCAGTGTAATCAACGACCTTATCTTTATCAGTCCAAGTATATTGAGATTCTTGTTTCATACTCATAAATACAAAACACATTAAAAAACCCTCCGTAGGGAGGGTTTGTTTTTATTCTATAACTTTAGTTAGAAAAAATCTTAAATTATATCCTTCATCCATATCTATTATGGATACCACAGCAATCGGAGACTCATTACTCACAAGTACATCTATTTTAACAATATTATCTTCTTTTAGATTTTTAGCTGAATATCTAAACCCTGATAAAGTTTTTGTTTTGAGTTCTTCTTTACTGTTCAAATATATTTTGTACATGCTAGGGTTTTTTGCCTGAATGTTGATGAACTGGTCTTCAATTACCACCGTTATGTTGACATCTGAATTTTTTTGATAAAGTTCCCACTCCTTTTCGACTCTATTCCAAGTATACATTTCTGTAATCGATGCTTTGTAATAGGTTTGAGTGAAACCAAAAATAGACGAAAAAATAAGAATAACACTGAGGATTAAATTTTTCATTTTTTGTATTAGATTACGGTAATTGAATTGATTTTCTCACCTTGTTTAATTTGGTCAATAAGTTCCAAACCCTCAATAACTTTACCAAAACATGTATGGTTTCTATCAAGATGTTGAGTATTTTGTCTGTTGTGACAGATAAAAAATTGAGAACCTCCGGTATCTCTACCTGCATGAGCCATAGATAAGACTCCCTTGTCGTGAAATTGTTTTTGAGCATTTACTTCACATGAAATTGTGTATCCAGGTCCACCGGTACCGTCTCCACGAGGACATCCTCCTTGACAAACAAATCCAGGAATTACCCTGTGAAAACTTAGTCCGTCGTAGAAGTTTTTGGAAATTAAATCTAAGAAATTTTTTACTGTGATAGGGGTTTCGTTATCATATAACTCACATACCATATCACCTCGGTCTAGTGAAATTTTAATTTTTGACATATATTATTTTTGATAAGAATAAGTTTTTGTTTTGATAAAAACAACAATTATTCATCTTCACAAAGAAAAAATCTCGACCCGTTGAAATCAATCCACTCAGTTCCAACTTGATACTTTGGTGAATTTTTGATTTTAAATATTTTTGAGTAACCTACGTCGTATTTGATAATAATTTCATTTTCACTAAAAAAAATACTTCCTATTGTACGACTCATATTGATAAATAGGGCAATAAACAAAAAACCCTCTCGTTTGAGAGGGTTTTATATAAATTATTTGATTTTTTAAACCATATCAGAAGGTTCAACACCAGTACTAGCAAAATCTGCTTTAGGTACCCATTCGTCTTTCGAATTTTTCATACAGAATTTTTTTCTGAGTCTTTTAACAAAAGAATCAGATTTGTATTTTATAACTTGAGGAGCGTCTCCTTCTTTTGCACCTTCAACTTCTTTCTCTATGTCTGTTTCCAAATGTTCATCTGCACATTTGTAAGAAACTTTAACTTCTTGTTTTTGAGATTTACCACCTAATGAAGTTTGTGAAGATTTGACATCTATTCTTACAACACCATTCAAATCCTGTACAACTTTAGAAATCACAAATCTTTTATCTAATTTATTAGTTTCATCATAAAGATTTATTGTTTCACCTCTTTTGATATCAGGTACTGTGGGCATTAAAACTTGTTCAACAATAGTTCTTTTTGGAGAATGCATTTCTAATATTCTCATTTTTTCTTCTTCACTAACAAAAAAAGTACTTTTCATAATCGATTTTTTATATAAATATATCTCTCAGAAGAAAAAATTAGTAAAGTCTGAAAGATTCTAAATCAGGGGACATATCATTCCAATATCTACTTTTCAAATCAAAAGCATTCTTCTTTTTCAAAAAATTACCCTTTTCATCATATATTTTTATTTTTTCATTAGGTATATTTCTCCGAAAATTCGCAACAAATATGTATTTTTTACCATCTTTACCTTTCAAAACATCAGTCCACTCACCTTCGCGCATTCCTCTTAAAAATTTACCTTGTGATTTGATACTACCATCAGCAAAATAGTATGTCCACTCACCCAGTTGTGAATTATCAACACCTAGCGTACCTATTGCATTTACACTTCCTGAAGGGTTGAAAAATATAGTTTTTCCGTAAGCTGGATTTGGTCTCCATCTTTCATTATCTTGCCTTCTTGCAGTACTCACATATCTAACTTTTCCTGTTGAAGTAAAACCGGTTACCTCAATTGGATTATTGTCATAATCAATCATTCTATATACACCGTCTTCATCTCCCATAATCCAAACCCCAACTCTCTCCCCGAGTTTATATTTTCCTTTTTTGTGTACTTCTCCATTTGGATGGTAAGATTCAAATTCACCATCTAATCTGTCATTCGGACCAATAAATCCTTTTTCTTGTATTTTTTTTTCATCAAAATATTCTACATAAGGACCACGAACAACACTATTTACATAAGTTCTTATAGCATCAAGTCTACCCCTATCAAATTCTTTCCATAAACCTTGTTTACGTCCTCTGTCATCGAGGGTGCCCTTACCCTTCACAGGTATTTCGAAATTACCAGGAAATTTAGGATTTTCAATACTATATTTTGGAACCATATCGCCGACCCATTCGAAAAATTTTAATTGTTTTATGTTGTGTCTTTCTCTATCGTTTTTGTCCATGAATTGACCGGACTCGTAGTGCAATTGGTATGGTGACCTTGAGTCGTCTAAATTAAACAACAAAAAATAACTTGAACCTCTTGGGTCGGTCAGATATTCTCTAAAGTAATGATATTGACCTATCGTACAAATATCAATTTTAGCTCCTCTGTTTCTTCCTTTACATCTACCTAGAATGTCTCTGTATTGTTTCCAAACTTCTTTCCCTACTCGAAAAATTTGAAAAACTTGATATTGAAAATTTCCATTGTCATATATCCCCAAATATTTTATTCCTCCTGTATTTTCTAATTTTTCGATATCATTTTTACTTACAAAATTGTCTTTACCTTGAATTTCTGTAAAAGTTAAATCACCTTCACGAACATTGAAAACTTCATCTAAAAATTTTTGAAGGTCCTCTGCAGTTTTATAAAGATTTATATCCTTGTGAGTAAATTTCTTTTTGTTTTTTTCGAATATGTCGAAATATTCTTTGTACTTGTATATATCCTCGGCTTTAATCATGCCGGTACCTACTCTTTTAGCGAGCCAAGCAATTATATAAAATTTATTTGCCGCAACCTCTAAGATTTTTTCAAAATCCTTTTCAGTCATGGGTTTACCATCACCAACATATTTGTCCTTTAATTGTTGTAATTGTGAAGCTAAATCCTCCAACAATATTCTTCTTATTGTTTCGCGTAAAATCACAATATAAATACCCGTAGGAATAAAAAAACCTCGGATTTTATCCGAGGTACTTTTTTAATATTTGATTATTAGCTGCGATTCTTTTGTTTGTTTTTCTTCCTGATTTTTTACTTCTCGTAGGTTTGAAAAACTTTTTTGTTCTAGCCATGATGTTTTTTTCAATAAATACATCGTTTGACCTATCCATTCATTTCATTCAAGAATTCGTGGATAATTTCTTGAATTTCATCTTCATTCCCTTCTTCATCATCCCAAGAAATCTCATCTGTAGTTACATTCCAGTCATCCCAATCATTCCAATTAGCGTTGATTGTGAACTTTTTTCCGTCTTCGGTTTCTCCGTTAAACATTACAGTTTTAGAAACTGTTTTTGGTGATTCGTAGTCAATATACATATGTTTTTTTTTCAAAAGTAACACTTTTTTTTGAAATAATAAAGTTTATGAGAAACCTAATTTATCTTCTGAATACCCATGATTTTTCCAAATTTCTCTTATCTCTTTTTTGTGGTCAATGCTCAGATATCCGTAGGGGCTGAAAGACACGAAAGACACACCGATAATAAATTTCCTATTATTTTCAATTTTACCCCGAATAGCACGAACGTTAGCTAATTTAGGGATTTGTTTAATTTCTTTTTTTATTTTAGGAAATATATTTTTAACCCAATTATTGTATCCGACATAGTCATATTCTTGGACTGAAATTTGAATACCTCCAAATCTAGATTCTCCAACCTCAATACCCATATAATTCTGTAAAAGTCTCTCTATGTCTCTATCCAACGAAAATCTTGTTGGGAATGTCTCGTTGGATTTAATCCAACTCTCGAAATCAACCTCAACACTACATTCTAACTCAAATGGTTTTGGTTCGGTAAATTCTAATTTTACAAATTTTGGTAAATCCAATCTTTTAACAAGAAATTCAAAATTTTTTCTATATGTCTCCAAGAATTTAGTTTCGTGTTCGTGATATAGAGGTAATTCTATACGACCTAAACTGAGTAGATGTCTAAGTATATCTTTTTTATCAAAATCGTATTCATCTTGGTCACCTGAATCAAGTAAACCTATATCTTTCAGAAATTCATTGAAATACCTTCTTTGAAGGTAAGTAATTGCAAATCTTTTTTGATTTATCTCTGGTTTTTTCTCTTGTAACCAACTTCTAAAAAAAACATTGATAATATCATGTATGTCATCATAATCCAAATCCTCTAACGAGACTGTCTCAATCAATAATCTTATATTACTTTTTAAAAGACTCATAATATTTGGAAATCTATTGGTTTTTTCAAAATATCTCCATAACCCAAAGTAGAGAGAACAAACCTCATATTCCTAAGATGCTTTTCGATAATTTCATCAAATTTCATGTTATATTTTCTTTTAATCATAGCCGGAACGCCTAACAAAAAAGTTACTTTTGGTTTTCCTCTTGATAGGAAGTCTACTATGAAATCGAAATCGTCGATTTCACCATTTGTAAATTTAGAAAAAAGGTCTTTGATTATTCCTCTATCTTTTTGTAAATCATCAAATGTTTTCATAAATAATAAATATAAACCTCAGGTATATTTATCAATTATGAAGTTTAGACTGACTGAAAGTCAATTTGAGTTTTTATTCGAGAACATATATGATAAGGTTCCTGAAACGGTGATTTTCAAACTTTTCAAGTATATTCAAGCATACAAGAAAAAAGGAAGAAATAGGGAAGATTTATTACAATTTATAAAAAAAACCCTCACTTTGATGGGTATTTCCGAGGAATACTCTCTTTTTGTTTTGGAATCCTATCTTTTAAATTTTCGAAAAGATGGAGATTATTCTGGTCTCACAAAAGAAAATTTTATTGACCCAAGAAAAACAAATAGACAAAAGTGGACTCCTAACACAAAGTCGAACTTATTTACTGTTGCACAACTACCCTTCCGTGGTTCGAATTTGGAAGGTATATGGAAGACAGACCCAAAGGGTGTTGGATATTACGAAGTTACATCATATGGTTGGTACCCAATCTATATTTTTAAAAATGGAATTTGGTACGAAAATTTAAATAGATATTCCTCGTCAACGGGTAGACAAATGAGTAATGCAAATCCCGTGGAAAGGTCTTGGAATGAAGATTTGGGTGAAACTGTATATGTTTTGGATGAGCCAGAAATGAAGAGATTAAAATCTGGTGCAACTCACGATGAGATAATGAACAGTAAAATCGAAAGATTGAAATCTAAAGAAAAAGAATTTCAATCTAAAAGGATATCATCTGCACAACATAAAGATTGGTATTGGCGTCAAAATGAAAATCAAGCACCAAATTTCAGAGCAAAATTTAAAATAAATTCAATAAAAACGGAAGGTGATAAAGCAACGATAGTTATTGATATTTATGACGTTGTTAAAACTTTACATGGTAAAAGTATACTTACTCCTGAAAATTATTTGAAAGGGGAAATCCCAAATGTGACAAGAGAAAAAGTTGAGGAATCCATAAGAAGAAAGTTGTTATCGGACTTGAGAGGTTTCATAGGTCCAAGATTCCATTGGTACCAAGCAAATATTCCTAAAGATTCCCTTATAACTTTGGAATTTAATCATTTAAAAAAATAATATTTAAAAAATAGGTATCGGAACAAATTGAATTCCATTGAATACGGAGTATTTCAGTGTGTAATTGTTGTTTCTAAAACTATCTCTGTATGGTAGAACCTCTACATCATTTGGGTCCATATCATACTTTATTTCACGTAATCTAAGGTCATTGGCTTGGTTCTCAAAAAAAACCACAATTGTACCTTCTTTACAATTTGGTTTTACTATATCAAGGAAATTTGGAATGTTTCTATCGTTATGAGTGTCGTGAATGATACCGTCAAAAATTTTATTCTTTAAGGGTAAGATTTCATACCAATCCCCCAATAAAACTTCAACATTTTTCTTGTCTTTTTTCCAATAAAGAGCCCTCTCGTAAATTTCAGGGTGAACCTCAATAATTGTGTGGGATGTAACTGAACTTTTATTTTGAACTTCATCCGCAGACAAGTTTAATCCAAAACCTATTTCCAAAATATCACCACCATTTACACAAGCTAAACTTGCCATGAACTCCATCAACTTTTTTTCACCAACATGCATCACACAATCATTTTGTCCATTGTTTGTATAAATGGCACCAGGATAAAAAAACAAATATTCTTCTCCGTCCATAATTTATGAATTTAAAAATTTTCCTCTACCATACATACACAAATTAAACTTTGTGCGGAAATTCTCCATGAATTTAAACTTATTTTTATTTAAATAAATTATTGTTTCTCCCGCTAAAGAAAAATGGTCATGATAAAATAAAACACAATCTTCATCAAGATACTCCATTATTGCTTCTGTATCATATTGTATTTGTTCCGCACTATGTCCTCCGTCAATAAAGGCGAAATCTAACTTATTTGACCCATGAACCTCTTCTATTACTCTTCCTGTATCAGTTGGAGACCACCCAATTTTCAAGTTTACGAATTCTTTTATTTTGAAATATTCTATCAATTTACTTGCCATTTTATAACCATCGGCATTCTCGTATGTATTTTCATCATTTACCCCATAATTTTTAATTTCGGTTTCACTGTTAAAAAGCTCTTCAATATAAGCATCCATTGTGACAAGTTTTCCATTAGTTTCTTTTAATGCTAAGCCCATGAATGTCGACGAAATTCCAAAAGCGGTTGCAATTTCAAAACCGGATTTCAAATTATATTTTATAATACAATCATACAAAATATTTGCCTCTTGTTCTGACAATGACCATGGAAAAAGATGATTGTTCAGTCTCAAAGAATGAGAACCATGCCAAGGCATTATATAAAAGTTCAAATTGAACTTCATGGAAATTTCAGGGAAATCTGAAAACTTAGGGAAAGTATTGTGCATTACCCAAAATATAAAAAAAATAGAACAAAACTGAACTACGTTTAATGATGTTTGTAATCTGGTGACCCATGGAAAGACCATTCTTTAGCACGTGGTGTTTTGAACCAAACTAAAATAGTATCTTTTTGAGTTTTGTTCTGACCAATTTTGTCAAGTCCAGCCATTTTAAAAAAATTTTTAACCTCACTATCTATCCTCATTTGGTCCTCTATAGGTAACTTATTTTTAGTTGAAATATAGACATCATATTCTGTGTTATTTGTAAGTTTGTAACTATCTATTTTATGAATTCGGACTGACGGGTATTGTGGGATTATTAAACGTTCAATCATAGTTCTCAAAATCTGATATGTTTGGTCCATAATTTTTTGGATGTTTGATTGTTTTCAATAAATAGTTCTTCAAATCCTATTTCTTCAGACCATATTGAATTACAAAGACTTTTGATTTCTACAATTGGTGTATCTGTGTATAGAGAAAATTTTTGTATTGCTTCAGACAGTTCTATATCTCCGTTATCATAAATGAAACAATGTGAGGGCTCTTTAACAAAAATGTTCTTTTGTGAGGGAAACAAAATTATATTACCAATTTTACTTTTGGAAATAAAAACAATTTTTGGTCCTATTACAACTTCAAACGACACAAAAAACTCGTTAAAAAGTTCCATAGGAATAATTTTAAAAAAATTTATCTGAGTTCTGAATGGGTTGAGGCCACAAAATAATCATATTTTCTAACTTCTTTCTTATCTGACGGTTCTATTTTTTTAAATTCTGCACCCATCTCTTTTTCCGTTACTCCCCAAACATTTACATATTTTGGTAAAGTGTGTTTCCATATTCTGTAGGCACCTGTGAAAAGAGTATAATCCGACGAAAGGTAGTCAATGTCATCTATAATACTCAAGTACATTTTTGTTCCATATCCTGTCCCAATCAACTCATCGTCTGCGGTTGATAATGAAACTCTCAAAGATACACCTGAAAATTCATCATTGGGTTTTGTTGCAATTTTACCTATGAATATCTTCAATCCTGAATCAAAAAAATAATATGTTATTAAACCTTCATCATTTTCTTCGATATAATCCAATTGTACTCCAGATTTAAGATTAAAATAATTTTTTGCAACATAAAACGCAAAACCAGATAAAAAATCTTTTTTTAAAAATTGTTCTGGAAGTTCCGCACTACTTGTATAGGGGTATGAATAAAAATTTAGAATGTTAGATTTAGGTAGTTTTTCAACATCTCCAAAAACCTTTGAAGTAAATTCTTTAAAAATTTTTATTTTCTGTTTGCGTGTAAGAGAATTATCGAAATAGTCTATAAGTTCATATATTGGTTGTGAGTGATAATGTCCACTTGTTCTTGAAATTTCAGTAAGAACCTTATATTGATAATCTGATATATAAAATTTCATGATGATAAATTAGGACATCCATTCATTTCCACAGACCTCAACGTATCTGTCAAAAATTTCCTCACTGAACATTTCTTTAATTACATCTTTTAACATATAATCAATTTCGTTGTCAATGTTGAAATCTAAGTCTGAAACGTTTTCCTCGTCTTGTAAAAAGGACTCAACCGCGTTGGAAATTACTTCATCTGCAAATTCAAAACCATCGTCGTAAATTTCACAAAAATCCTCCCCTTCATCTTCTATCGCCCTTTCAACGTGTTTTCTTAGATTATCTTCCGTCAATCGTCTCCTGAGGGACCTGGGTATTTTTTGCTCAGATAAACTTTTTAGTTGTTCTTCTGTAATGATATATTTCATAATAAAATAAATATATCAGAAAAAATTAGATTATGTGGATAGTTCTGTTGGTTAGATTTTCAATTCCTCTCAAATAATAATCTATAAAAAATTTACTTTCTGGTATACCTGTTGCCCTATATACCCTCAACAAGTCTTCTTCAGTGAAAGTAAAATTATCTTCTCTATTACGAGATATTAAACCTTCTATAATTTTTTTATTCTTCGTTGATATCATAGAAATGTTCTTTTGCTAAAGTTCTTGCTAATTTTTCAAAATAATTGTCCACAGCTAGGTCATCACCCCAAATTTTCAATTTACCCTCGTTTACTCCCATCTCTTGGTTTCCTTCGGAATATATTGCAAACTTACCATTTTTTTCATAACAATGATGTTGTAAATACTGAGGCTTTTTATCTTGATAAACTGAAACTTTTATACAACACCAAGGTATACCCTTGTTATTTATACCCATAGTAGAATAGTCCACATAGTAAACTAAATTCAACATTTCCAAAAATCTTTCGAATCCCTCCATAGAATTACGAATCTAAATCGATACCATGATTTACATCAAAGATAATATACTTACCATCTTTGAGTTGAACTAAAACTATTGGATACTCCAACTCAGACTTGTCTAAAACCACCTTTTCCTTCAATTTAAACTCCTCTTTTTCATCGGGAGTCATGTTGGTAGGGTCTAAAATTTTACCCGTTATTTTCACAGTATTATCCTTTTCAGGTGAATTGTTTTCAATTATACTAAGTAATTGTGTCTCTGTCAAAATGTATTCCATAAATTAAATACTTTGTTTTTATTTACGGCTCAAATTTTGTTTTCTCTGAGGCAAATCTATCGGCTTTTTGTTGTGTTGTTTTGATGGGAAAATTTTTAATATTTCTGAAACTTACAAACGTTTCAGTCATATCACCTTCTTGCAATCTTTTTTTCGTTACGTAAATGTGGTCGGGGTTGTTGAAAATGTTATCAATTTCAGTTAAATCTCCTTCGTGTCCCATACCACCTCTTTCATTTATACTCGTGACCGCCTTATCTTCGGTGGTAGGTAATAATGGAATTGATATTTTGAATTTTTTGTTTCTTATTCTTTCCATGGAAATATTATCCATGTCCGGTTTTACAAAAATCCCATTTTTATAAAGCTCTTTTAGATAGGGGGCCGCCTCATAAAATACTGTGATTCCCGCAAGTTGATGAGGAGAATCGTAATCATTCTTACTTGCTCTTTGTATACATCCACCTTTATCAGGTCCTTCATACAAACCTTCAATTAGTTTTGGTGTTTTTGTTATAGTGATTTTTGGAGTATTTACACCATCTCCCTGAACAAACGTTTTATTTTTCCATTCATCACATCTTTGTGATTGATTAGAGTTCACTGATGGATTTTGTTCAAGTAAAACCTTTAATTGTGACTCTGTAATAAAATATTTCATGTTAGGGTGGTTGAAAATAAATATCAGATTATCACATCCGACAGATAATACTTTTTGAATGCATCGAATCCACCTTTCATATTCACAAGTTTTATAATATCACTATCAGTAAATTTTTCACCCTTCGGTTGTACCATTTTTTTCACCGCGTTAGTAAACCACCATGGTGAGGGTTTGTTCAATTTGTTAGTTAAATTGATAACAAGTTTGATTCTATCATCCATTGATAATTTTCCGGACAAAGACCCTATTTGATTTTTAATTACATCAACTCTTTGAGAATAATCAGGTAACCCAGTTACATCCCCAAGAAGTTGATTATTCCAATATTCAGTTTCGTTATATTTTTCTTGTTGTCTCGGACTCATGGTTTTTTCTCTACGAACTTTCCCACCGTCACTTGAACCTTCATTATCACCGCACCATTTGGCGTCTTTACCACACTTTTGTGGTCCTGATGCAGCCTTTCTCACCCAATCGTCTTGCTCGATTATCCTTTTTAATTGTGATTCTGTTATGATGTATCTCATCTTAAATAAATATGAGAATTATACCTTCTGAATTCATTTAATCGTTTTGTTTCAAATAACGTAATTCTATTATTTTCCAATATTTCTCACGAACATAATCCAAAATTGTTTCTATATCATCTTTCTTTAAATTTCCATACTCATCCGCAACTTGCCAAGCAATCTCTTCGATATAATCATGAAATGTATAGTCGTGTGGGTCAACACGTCTCAAAGCCAAATCAACATAATCATCGATTTCTCCCAGCCTTCTTAATAACCAAGTTTTTTGTGTTTCGGTAATTAAAATTTTCATTTACCTTGTTATAATTTAAAAAGATTTGTATTGTTAGACCCATCAATTATTTTACTCGTGATATGTTTTCATTCAAATTCATGATGATTAATATACTATTGGTTATATGAAAGAGGGTCAGTCCATTCTAGAGTGGCAAGTATTTCTAAAATCTCTGAATAGGTATAAGGGCCTTCTTTCGTTGTTAAAGAGTTTACAGACGTAGGTATATCCTCTCCATCCCACTTTACAAACGTTTTAGTTCCATCCACAGAAACTCTAACAGTTTCAACGGATGTTTCTTGTACTTGTGTGAAATCAATATTTCCTAACTCTGAAACATTAAATATCATAAATTTCCTCTCGTTATACATAAAATTTGATTTTTATAATCCGAACCTACCCTTGAGGGCGTTAAAGTTTGAGGTCACCTGTTCCGCAGTCAAAGCAAAACCATTAATAGAACAAAATGCAACATTACCTTTTATATAAGCATTATCTCTTGGAGTAAATCCTAAGTTTGCATTAGCAGTCCCTGTCAAATTGAAGTTATTCGGTAATGTAAAGGTTCCCACGCTAACCGCATCCATATACATTATACAGGACGTACCGCTCCTTGTAATTACGAGATTGTGCCAGTTTCCATCATTACACGCAGCAGAACTTGTAACATCAACAATGGTGTTTAGTGCAGAAGCGTATGAAAATGAAAACACGTTTTGAGCGGTAGCATTTTTGACTTTGAAGGCCCAAGAACCTTGTGAGATATTACTAGCAACGAAATTGAGACTCATAATCGATGAGAAGTCGGCTTGAGTACCATTTGCCTTCCACCAACAAGATAATGACCAAGCACCGGTTCCAAGTTTCAAAGGGGTTGTTGATAATGTTACTGAGTCATTTGTTCCATCAAAAACAATACTCCCTCCATCTACGGAGCTAAATGTCGGTCCATTTACCAAAGTCCCATTTTGATTAAATCCGCCCAAATCTCTCCATGTTGTTCCTTGTCTCGGATATGAAGAAACATAACCCGCATCTAATAACATGGTCTGGTAGGGAATTTGGGTTGTCATTCTAATACTTGGATAATCAATATTAGCAACCATTATGCTTGATTGTTGTGAAGCCCAATCCAAAACGTTTGCGGCTGTCGAACCTGTCGAGCCCATACTCTGTAAAATACTAACTAAAGCCGAGTCGTTTGCAGCAGTTCTGATGCTCGGTCCATTTGCTGCTTTGTTTTGATATATTGTGTAACCACTTGCTGCTGGCACAATCCCATTCCAAAAACTTGTTGCTGAGGTTGGCCCGAAATCCCTACTTGTGTCAACTCCAATTGTAAATTGGCCTTTGTAGATACTCCCGTTGGTTGAAGTGCTTCCTGATTTGAATACATTTGGCATAACAATAAATAGTTAGGTTTTGAAATGATTATTATAATAATCCAAAATCTCATCATAATATCGACCCATCACCATGTCTCTAACTGTGGGTTCAATCATATTTGTTAAATCATCGAATTCTTCGGGACCGTCTATAAATTCACCAACATAATCTCTCGTTGTAGAAAAAATAACTCTTTCTATAAATTCATCAAAATTATTGAATGCTTTTGGATTTAACCATTTAAATGTAGAAGTAACATATTTTGGTAATTCATCAAAAATATTTCTTCTTACTCTCAAATTTTTGAGTTGTCTTTCTGTAATGATATATTTCATCAACAATAAATAGTCCGACCATTTATTCCTCTGAACAAGTTTGTTCATAGATGTCAATCAGATATTGACCAAATAAATCTCTACATAAGGTTCTAAGATAATCCATTATATAACTATAATAGTCCTCGTCCTCCAAAGCATCACCAAGAAATTCATCGAGACCATAATCAATAACCGCATCGGCATAGTCATAGGCATCACCGAAATCATCACAAAGGGTGGGGTAATTCATTTCTCCCAAACTTATATATTGTTTCAGAGTTTCTTCATTCGCTCTTCTTCTAATTGAGATTGGAACAAACGATTCTTTTAGAAAATTATATTGGGATTCTGTGATAACGTATTTCATCAACAATAAATAGTCTTACCCCTTTATCTGAGATGTGAAAATACTTTTCTAATTTTCTTGGGTAAAGAACTAAGCGTAATAACTTTAGCTTTGATTGTATCCAAACCTTTTCTGACTGCTTTTTGAGCTCTATGATGTCCATCAATAATTGTTATGAACTCACCATCATCATTCACGAAAATCAATATGGGGTATTTTAAGTCCGCCTTTTCAATTTTGGTAATCTCCTCATCATTACCATCCCAAGTCAAAAGATGAGGTTGTAATTGCTTTACAGATAGTTCCTGAACGGGGATGTCTTTTGTTGCATCCAACAAATTAATAAGAGTAATTTTATCACCCTCTTCATTCTGCCATGACGTGTCGTGAAGACCCTCAAGAAGAAAATTGTATTGGTTTTCAGAAATAATATATTTCATCAAAAATAAATATCACGACCCC